CTCCATGGTGAGGGGGTCTTTAACTTTCCCGCCGTCCCTGTACCTGAAAGGGACATGCTTACTTTATCACAGTACAGTTACGTCACTGTGACGGGTGTTCCCACTGCACAGCCGCTGCTGCAATGGGGGATATGGACGGCGGCCCTGGTGGATCGGGAAAAGCTATCAGCACTTCCCTGAGTGCCACGCGCACACTACCATTGATCTCAGCCTCTTCTTGCAGCTTCTCAATTGTGGCCCACTGCTGAGTGAGCCGCGTGTTCAGCTGGTCGATTTGGGCCTGTTGCTGCTCAAGTAACAGGGAGGTTGCGCGCTCTGCTCTATCTAGCTTGTGCTCTGCGTATTCAGCATCGCGCTTTGACCGTTCGGCCTCGCGTTCTGCTCTATCCGCATGAGCTTTGAATGTTGCAGAGACAAGTGTGACCACCCCGCCGCACACAGCGGAGACACAGCCAATCAGTGCAATGATGATCCCATCAGAAATAAGGGGCATGATCAAGCCCCTCCTTCCTTTTAGCTGCTCATTGCGGCCATGTCACGCAGAATGTCCACCGCACTAGGTACGGTGTGGTGACGCCGTGGGGCAGGTGTCAGGATGCCGTCATCGTCGGTGAGAGTGTGACGGCCACCGCCGGTGTGCGTGGACTCATTGATCAGGTCGATCACCGTTTCAATGTCCACCACAGGGCGGCGATCGTCGCTGTCCTTGTTGGTGCGCACAGCGGCCATGCCACCCACAGCCGCGACAATGATGGAGACTAGCGGGGCTAGTTCCCCACCCAGCCGGTCGATGGTAGCCGGGTCCACGATGCCAAAAGCCACTAAGGCAATACCAAAGATAGATGCACCCGCATAGCAAATCTTGCGAATGTACCACGGGGTAATGAGCTTACCCAGCTCTTTCATGGTGTACTCCTCACTTAGCCGGGCGCTGTTTGCGCCCGTTGTCAATGTCGATTTCGTCCTGAATGAACTTATCGACGTCCACACCCTGCATCTGTAGGGTGAGGCGCAACATTTTGTGCACCTCCCACAGGGTGCGGTCCTGGATACGGAAAAATGGTTCGGCCTCAAAAGTCTTGGACTCATTGACCGCGCTTTGAATACGCATCGATTCAAGCTCCTCAATGTCCTTGTCACCAGCAGGAATACCGGTGAACAGCTCGTGCAGTTCTTCCCGGGTGCCTCGGAAAGCCCCGGCGTCGATACCACGATCATGACCTGCCACATTGGCACTAGATGTGAACTGCCAGATAGCGACGTCCAAGCCACCGTAGCCTTGCCAGCCAGCATCACCGCTGCGTTCGTAGATGGTGCTGGCAAAGTCAACATCCATATCGGGGTACCAGCTGGTCCACAGCGGAGGAAGACCCTCAAGCTGTGGACAGCCCAACCGGTCGCGCCAATACCACGACGGCATATAGGTGAGGAAGACACGGTACCCGCGCCGCTCAATGGCTTCCTTCACCCGGTGGAAGTGACCGACGTCATGACCGCTACCATCCTCAATGTCCAAGGCCACAGGCAGGGAGGTGTCCCCACCCACCACCTCATTAAGGGTATCGGCGTGTTCATCCGGGCTAGCGTCGTGGACCACATAGCAGTACACACCAACTTCTAGCCCCGCTGTACGCGCGGCGTCGATGTGGAGGCGACAGAAACGGTCACGCCATGTGCCCTCATTGGCTTTGATGATCACCCACTCAAAACCTTCACGCCCCACCTGGTGAAGATCAATATCGGGTTGGTGGTTGGAAATGTCGATGCCGTAAATTACCTCGCTCATTGGCTCTCCTCCCTGTGGGTTTTCTGTCACTGTGACAGGTGCTCCACCCGGCCACACCGCCCCTGCCAACACCGTGGCCATGGGGTCTAGCCGGTCTGGTCCCGGCTGTGACCAGACGTACCGGTGCCATTCAAAGTGAAGGTGTGGGGCTACCCCACCATTGGTGGAGGAATCAGGATTGATCCGCGCGATGCGGTCACCCTCATTCACCCACTGGCCGGGCACAACTTCAGGAACCACGTGACCGTAGACTGAGTACCCGCCGCCTACCTCTGTGGGGTGGTCAATGGTCACCCACATGCCAAAACCAGATGCACCGCCCGCATATTGGACGGTGCCAGATTTGACGGCAAAAACGGGGTAGCCACCGCTGCCACCATCGTGGCCAAAGTCAGTACCCCAATGCATACCGGCCCATTCACCATCACGATTCCCGAACGGGGAGGTCACATAGAAGCCCTGCTCTACAGGCATGGTTGCCATTTAACGATGGCCTCCTATCCGAACTCTTGCGGCGTCATGTACTCACCTAGACGTCGCACCCACTGGATTTCCTCACGCAGAATGTCCTTGTCAGGGGCGTTATCCCACGGGTTGTTCCATTCAGACTCGCTGCCTAGTTCACCGGTGAAGGTGTCGGAGGTGAGCCAAATTTGACCGACGTTCGACACGCTGGCACGTCGCAGCACCTGTTTGGCCTGCTCAACGTCATTGACGTTGTGCACCGAGTGCCAGAACCGCAAGGGGTTTTGACCACGGTAGTGGCCGGGGCAAATGGTTTCGTCATCAATGTAGCGCTGTGCTGACTGTTCAAAGGCCATGATGGTATCAGCCGCGCCTAGCATTCCCTCCACAGTGTTGCCGCCGGGGTTAGCGACCACATAGAACGCGGGGCCGTACTTTTTACGCAGCTCATTGTACAAAGTGACGTACCCTTGAACCTTCGACTCTTGCGCGCCCCACCCGTTCACAGCCTCATCAAGGAACACGCCGTGTATACGGTGACGTCCGTAGTAGGTGATGAACTGGTCAATTTCCTTGATGATTTCGGAGTGTGCACGGCCTCCCCATTGGGTAAGCACGTAGGCAATGTTGACCATGCCCATATTAGCGGTTGCTGTCAAAGTCAACTCATAGTCGGTTTCCTTCTTATCACCAACACCGCTGTGGGGGTTAGCGATGAAGGGACCAGCAATGTCAGGGTTGTGGAAGTAGTTTGCCGTCACATCACGGGCGTGTTCGATAGCCTCCCAATACTTCGGCCATGAGTAGGTGACCGGGGCCAATCGCCGCGCTCCACGTGTCCACAGGTTGAACGGGTGAATATCTTTGCCAGGGATCGGCCCTTCACGGGTTTCCAATGCCTTGATAAGGGCGCTGGGTGTGTTACCCGCCGCCGGGGGCGCGGCCTGTACGGCTTTGAGCTGTTCAGCCAACTTACCCATCTGTGTTTCCAGCTGCTTTAGCTTCTCAGTGTCAGCCGGTGCAGGTGTAGGATTTGCAGGGGCTGGGGCTGGCTTCTCCTCAAGGGTACCCACCCGTTTCACCATCTCATCGTACTTGCGCTGCAAGTCCAAGACCGTGGTGCGGAGGTTATTCCACATGTCAATGGTCACGACAATATCGGGCTTAGCTGGGTTAAAGTTGCCGTTCTTGACGAACTCACCCATGAGTGAACCCGGCTGTGCCATGTTCCATGCAAAGATGTTGCCACCCACTTGATCGCGGCGTGTGCCGTCACGCAAGACCACCTTGATCATGTGGGTACATTGGCTGTCTGCGTTGGTCTTGCGGTAACTGTTGCCCGTGGCCACGCACTCATTGGGGTCTTCGAATGCCACCGCTGCCCACTCTTTGGGGCCGTCCTTTGGTGGACGCTTCACATTCTCAAGGCCAACGTTGGAAATGATGTTGTCGCTTACCACGGTGCCGTTACCGGAACACGCGATGCCGTGATTCCATGCCTCACCAATGACGTTGGCAGAGACCACAGAGTAGCCACCAACGGAGATGCCGTTGTCCTTGGACACTGGCAGTTGGTTACCGATGATGGAGGTGTATTCACAGCCAGACGTAAACCCGATTGGCTCAAACGCGATGGACATGTTTTCGGCCATGACCACCATGTTTCCGCTCACCATCGTGTGTTTCGGTTCACCCAGCCGCTGTGCTTGAGGGAAACTGTTGCTGGTGGTATGGGTGCCGTTGATGCCCATGCCACAGCTCACATTACGAATGCGGTTGTTCAGAATCTGGTTTCGCAGCGACTCATCTTTGATGGTGATGCCGTGGCCGGTGGCCAGTGTCGTACCAGCGGGTGCCTGTACCAGCCCCGCGCCGTCAATGTCACACTGGATAACGCGACAGTCGGACGAACCAACACCGGTGGCCTTTTCCTTTGTGGCGTAGCCCTGCAAAAGGATACCGTGGCTACCCACGTTTTTGATGCCCACACCTAGGAAGTCCACAAATTCCGCGTTGGTGATCTGGAATCCGCGCACAAGGTGACCTGGGTCAGCGGCGTGGTTCATATCCAGCGTAAACCCGGTGAAGGTGACGTGGTTGATGAAGTCACCACTGCCCGCCGTGAAGAAGGTGGCAATCGTTCCAGCCGTGCGCTTGATGGTGGTGGCATCTTTGCCCGCACCCATCACGACCTTGCCACTGGTGTTTTTGGTGGTGATGAGTCCTTTACGGAACGTCCATTCACCAGCTGGGATTTTGACCACCTTGACAGCGGGGTTAACCAGCGCGGCCTGCAGGGAGTCAGAGATGTCATTACCACCTGCAGCAGGGGTGACCGTAGCTACCGCTGCACCATCGGCGGCACGCACGGCTGCATCAATCTTCTCTTTGATGTTGCGCTCTACAGCAACAGGCAGCTGCTTAGAGAAAATCTTCTCAAGCTCGGACGTGACCTGTTCGGCCACGAACAGCGGTTCAGCTTGATTAGGTGACACCGGTGGGTGAGCCTTGATGTATTCCGCGATGATGCGGTTGACGTCTGCCTCTGTAATGGTGGCTTTCGGAGCAGCGGGGGCCGGGGCGGGAGTACCGCCCGGCTGTGGTGCTGCAGGGGCCGGGGTGGGAGCAGCGGGAGCCACGCCGCCGTATTTGGCCACCAGTCGATCAAGCTCATCACGTGCCACATCAAGACGCTGGTCGAACTCATCCAACGATCCTTTGATGTTGTCGATACGTGCAGCCAGTGACTGCACCGCCGCGCTTTCCTCTGGTGTGGGAGCAAATTCCGGCCCCATCAGCTCACGCAGGGAGATAGCACCCTCACCCTCGGGGATTTTGACCGTGATGGGGTTGATGCGCTGGTTGCGCACATGGAACTCCACGCGGAGCAACCCAGGTTCGATGTTGGCCACATCAGCGCGGCCCGCGTTCAGGTGGATACGTTGCGGGGCTGTGCTGATGACGCGGTTCGGGTTGTCTGCACTGGCCCGCCAATTGGTAGCGGAAAACACCACGTAATCGCCGGGGTGCGCATTACCCCCAACGTCTGTGATGTCAATGTTAATGGTACGTGCCATGAATCCTCCTCTAGGAATAGAGCACGATAGGATAGTTGCTGTCTAATGCAACAGGTACGGTTATCGGGATCGACCCGTAGCCGTTCCTTTGCTGCCGTCGATCTCACGGTTTAAGTGCCACACCATCAAATGGTTGCGGTCTGCTCCACCGTAAAACTCCCTGGTGAACGACTTATTGTGTGTGATCATCACTTGAACCGTGAACCCAACATCTGGCACGGCCACCACTGTGGACAAAATGGAGTGGTCCTGCTCACGGCTGGTGATGTAGCCGCGCTTAACGTGCCACATGTCACCGGTGCGGGTCTTGACTTCGATCTGCCATTCCACCACGTGGGAAGCGGCGATAGAGATAAGGCCAGAGACACTGATCATGGCGTCAATGCGCCACACGCCTTTGTCCATCAATCGAATGGCGTGGGGGATACGCTCAAATTCAACTCCGCGTGAACCAATGAGCATTTCGTCAAAAGGGAAAACGCCCTGTAGGTGTCTACCACCACCGCTCATGAACAAGGTGCCCGTCTCTTCCAAGGGGGACTTTAGTTCGTCGATCCGGTGTGCGATTTCTTTTTGACGGTCAACATACGGCTGCATGGCACCTGCGATGGGGTCGAACATATTCCCTGGTCGAATGTTCGGGTCGAACACGGACCTGATCGCATTAGCGATGCCGTTAATGACATGCCCGAACATCTGTCCAAGACCTTGCCCGAACTGTTCGGCTCCGCTGGAACCGCCCGGTGGTGTGAGGGTGCGGCGCGTGGGGTCAACGCTCATTTACGTCCCCCTCCTCTTTCTCACGCAGCTTTAGGGTTGCAGTCACGCGCTGCTGCAGCAGGGTAAGCTGAGTGTCGTCCATCTCTTCGACCGGTACGGCTGTGGCGTCGATAAACGGCATCGTCACCGGTTCATCAATAGGTACCCATTGCCCCGGCTCTAGGGGTGCACCACCATATCCCAGCGGGTCAAAGTGAATGGCGGGGCCGTGGACTAATTCAAACTCCCACACGCCCATTTCGGCCACCGCCCCGGATAACCCGGCCTCGGTAAGCTCTAGACCATGTGGAGCAACCCCACGCACCCACACATAACTACGGGGGTTTTCTGTCACTGTGATGGTGATCTTCTCCCCCGGATCGGCGTGATGCGTAGCATCGTCTACGGGCAAACCCACAGCTAGTTTGACCTTTGTGACTTCCTGCATGTAGCCGTGGTGAATGAATCCCAGCTTGCGTACGTGATCGGCCAGCGCTTCGACCACAGGGGTGTCCATATCAAGCCCTGCGGCGTGGACGAAAAGCCCGGCCCACGGGTCTTTGCCTTCTGGGGTGTCAAAAGGGTAAAGCTCATCTAGACCTTGAGAGTTCATCGTCATTGTCCAATCTGCGTTTTGAGGCGGGAAAGAATACCGCTGATGGTTTCGACGTTGTGGGCCAGCATGGCCGTGGAGGATTCCCTGATACGGGGGTCACCCAGCGACACAGTGACGTTTCGCTTGTCACGGTCACCCTGGATATGAACCTCGCTCACGAATGAGGCCATGATCATACCCAGCATCTCTACGCCTACCTGGTCACCTACGTGGTAATCACGACCGAACATGTACGGGGCACCATCCACAACGGCAATATCAAAACTGATTCCACCGCCGGTTTCCTCCATCGCAGCCATGGCCGCTTGCACACTAGAGATGCTGTATGCCTCACCCGGCTTGGACACCTCCCTATATCGGAGCCGTCCATGTGCCTCTTTGCGGTAATTCTGGTCATAGGTCTGGAATGCGAGAATCCTATCCTTCACCGCCTCTTTGCCGCCCTCTGCAATGATCTCAGCAAAGAAGGGACCGACGCCGGGGAAGAATGAGCCAATGCCCTTGACCAGTGCAGACCATCCAACGGATAGGATTTTGTTCAGCGCCGCCGGGGATTTACCACCCACCACGAACACTGAATCAGTGGATTTCTTGAACGTGACTTTGCTCACTGCCTGGTATTGGCTGGGTTTCCATACCACCCACGGGGGTAGGTTCAGGTGAGTTAGCCCCGCCCCATCAGAGAATACTGGCAGGTCATCGACGTTTTGGTTCAGGATAGCGGAGAACCTACGCTGAATACCGCGTATGCCGTCTTTGATGGTGCCCGTGGCCCCGGGGTGAAATGACCGGTTTACTGCGTCCAAAATGATGGTGGGTGTTTTGAATGTCACATAATCAGGGCACGGCTGTTTCATTCCGGGTAGCCAATACTCAGCCGTGAGCATGGTGCCAGACGCTGTAGCAGTTTTGTTCAAACAATCATAGGCATTGTCATATCTGGCTTCGATCACGGCCCATTCTGTATTTGGACCGTCTATTTTAGGATTCATGAAAATAGGCCACAGTTCAACGGACGGGCGCACTTTGTCCCATGCGTTAATGGCCTCAAGATTCCATTGTCCAAGCAATGAATTAGGTTGAAATTGTCTTTCCAAATTCCTATGAATATAGGATTTGATAATGTTTAATGCAGGGCCTTGTTGAATGTCCGACCATTTCAATTGGAATTGGTCTGGCAAATGCGTATTGGATTTGAGCACAATATGTTTGAAATGCTCACGGGGGCGAATGCCGATAATCTCCATGGTGCCGCCGCGTTTGCCACCCAGCTCATACTGTAGCTCATGGACGCGGTACCCCATCACCTGAAACTCGCCGGTCACAGCTATTAAGTGCACCGCGTCATGGAGAACATGATCAATCCGGGGCGGTTGTTTACCAATCACCCCATCAGTTTCTTTACCTAAAAGCCAGGGGACAACTTCATTATCTGCAAAGATGGTGACTTTGCCCTCTGCCATATCTAGGGCTGAGTCCCCAAGGTCATAGTCGATAATCTCGCGTACTTCACAAAATGGGTGACCGTCTTTGTCAAGCAGCCAGAAATTAATTCCTTTTTGTCGGAACAGTTGATTAGCATGTGCCCACCATTCCGACCACACAACACCGGCCATGACCAAACCTCCCAGCGGGATCTAATAGGGACTCAAATAGCGCGGCGTAATGTCAAGGTACGCGTCTGTACCGCCGCTTGTGGTGAAATTCAAAGTCTGCCCCGAACCTACTTTGAGTGAAAACCAGTTGTTTCTAAACGATGAAGACGGCACTGGTAAACCAGCGCCGTCTTTATCGAAGACGATCATACGGCTATCAATCGATAGGATCGACTGCCATGGACCATCTTTAACCGGGCGGGGGAGTGGACCGGTCCACACTCCACCTCGGTCCCCGGGGACAGTCAAAGAGACTGATCCGGCCTTGCCCCACACTAGGGACAAGACGGGTTCAAGGGGACCGTCGTTAACCCATGAACCGCCATGGCGGAGCCTCTGCACACCACCATACCATGTGGCCTCGGGTGCTACAAAGGTGTAATCAGAAATGATCATCCCGGATATGTAGGGGTCGCCCTCAGTGGCCCCGGTATGGCGTGACAAGCGCATCTTTAAGTGTCGCTCATCGCCGCGCACAGGATCGCGCATAATGAGCTTCCATGTGCCTTGAGTATTGAGCGCCGCTGTCCAGTTGATCAATGCATCGACGTGACGGGCGGTCGATATGGCTACTTTGATGGTGGGTTTAATGGCGTCGATACGCCACCCCACCACACGTTCACCCACTTGGAAAGCGTCACCATCAAGGGAATAGTCAATAGTCGCATCGATATTGTCTAGTCCCTCTAGGGTCACACCCTCATCACCCGCCGCGTCACCATGGAGGTTCCACACATGGCCTGTGGGGTCTTCCAACTCCACATCCATGGTGAGCACTCCGTTAAGCAGTTGCCCCATAATGAAACCTCCATGGTCTTAGTTAGATGTTGCCGCCGCGTGTCTGGGTAGCAGCGGGGCGGCGATCGTGCTTTAGCCGATCAAACTCAGCTTTCAGCTGGTCAACGACACGTGCCAACTTAGCCGGGTCATCAGCATCATTGGTGGAAAGCGTCACATTGACGGTAATGGTGTCACCGCCATTTTGGACATGCACCGGTGCTTGATCGGCCACGCTGGGTGTCGGTTCAGGAGTCGGAACTGGTCCCGGCTGTGGCTCTGCATTGGGGGACGGGGCCGGATCGTTCTCAGGGTGAGCCGCCGCGCGCTCTTCACGCTTATGCCGTAGCTCATCGTCAAGAAGCCGGGGCACCTTGACAATCCCCTTGAGGCCCACCAGCCCGGCTAGCTGGTTGCCGTACTCCTCAGCGATAATCCCACCAAAGTCCTGTGCGATTTCCTCTGGGGTACCGATACGGCCCTTGTTATCCAATTCACCGCTTGCCCACTTGCGGTTATTCTCCACACCCTCAGCAATTGCCTTTTCAATAGCTGGAATGTCAATGCCATATTGACGCGCTGTGTTGACCACAGCCTCGCGCACTTGCCGTTGACCCTCCACAATTGCATCGTGTGTCTTGAGTGCCGCCACATTAAGCGGGGAATCCTCATCGACCAGACCAGTAGCGATAATGTCGCCTGTGGTTGCTGTATGAAGCAACGCCCGTGACACCCTATCCCAGCCCTCTGGACCAGCGGCGTAGATGTTCCCCAATTCCTCGGGAAGACCACGCAGGTTACCCCATTCTCCCTCTAGGGAATCAAGGGTGTGCGCCGCGTCCACAGCCATACCCACAAGCGGGTTTGACTCCTCAAGGTATCCGGGTACGGCACCCGGGAAGTCACCCGTTGCCACGGTACGTGCCAGCCGGTCGCTGATGTCTACCTTGACAGTGGAGTTCGGGTTAGCCAGCTCTGTCAGGGCTGGCTGTGCTTCGCGCAATCCTTCGATCAAGTCTTGAATGCGTTTCCACTGGTCAGCGGTCAACACCGCCTCTGGTTTACCCGTATGGTTGAAATAGGTGCCGAACCCTCCGGGGGTGGGTTTGAGCCACCCGCCGCTGTCGTAGCCGTGGCCGTGACCCCACATCGTTGTAAGGTCCGTCCCGTAGCGAGACTTGTAGTACCTTAGCGCGGCGTTCATGTTGGCCCACGGGTCACGCCGGTCATCAGGTAGTTCAGGATCTCGGTTGGCTGCGAACGTGCCAGGAATGATCTGAAGCAGGCCCACACCAGCGGATTCACCGGTGCCGTTCACGTCGTGGATTTGCTGTGCAATCCCAGGGTTGCCACCTGATTCAGACATGATCTGTTTCAGCATGGCGTCCACTTGACGCGGGTCATCGGCGTTGAATCCCTGCCTACGCATGGCGGCCATGGCCATTTCACGCCACGACTCAGCGTTACCAGCTACACCGCCCGCACCGCTGAAAGTACCCAGCTTGGACTTGAGGAATTCCCATGCCTTATCGGCCATGGTCTTGAGCATCGCAGCTGGTAGCTTGCCAAAGTCACCAAACTGTTCTTTACCTGGGAAATCACCAATCTTGCCGATAGCCGCATCCCACAGGCGCTTGGCCATACCAGCAATGGAGAATCCACTTCCACCATTACCACCAGATACGAACTCGCCAAGGAAGTCCTTGAGGGTCCAATGCAGGGTGAACAGGGAGTTATCGGAGCCGCGAGCAGCGCCTCCGATTTGCACGCCGTGGTCACCAGCGGATTCAATGTTGACACCGTCGATGGTACCCGCCATGTGGGAATTGGGACCGCCGCCACCGCGCATGACACCAATGGTCACGCGACCGTTCAGACCCTTCTCAAAACCAAAGTTTTCGAACACAGATTCTGTGTTGAAAATGCGACCACCACGCAAAGAACCACCGTTCAGGAATTGGACGATACCAGACCAAATACCTGAACAATCCCACGATGGATTACCCACACCGCCATATTGGTAGGGCTTGCCATGTTCGCCCTTGAGCTGGTCGAACAAAGCAGCGATTTTGCCGTCAAGGTCAACGTTACCGCCGCCCGCAAAACGCATCTCTGGCAAGCCAAAGATACCGCCGCGTGCAAACGCAGCGCCCTCACCCAAATTGCGCCGAACCCCGCTCACGCCCTTAGTGCGTGCCGTTTTGTTCAGCGCCTCAATCGCTTTGGGGCCACCCATGCCTTGGACGGCCTCAGGGACAAGAATGCCCTCACCGGGGGACATATGGAGCGACCCCCACACCGGTGAATAGAAATGCATGGTGTCCTGACCGGGTGCATACCCTGGCAACACACCGCCGCGTGCAAAGTGGTGTTCAGGGAGTTCACCCAAACCGACCAATTTGGCAACTGCATTCCACGCCTTACGAATACCACCGTTGTAAACAGTGTTCACAACGAACTCTACGGGCTTCTTTGTCTTTTCCCTAATTCCATCCCAAATGGTGCCGATATTGTCAACGGTACTTTGGAACCAGTTTTTAAGGGTTGTCAGTGCGCCTTGGAATGTGTTAAACGTCCCGGTGATAACCGTATCGACAACGGACTTTATCAGGTTCGCCATGAATGACCATGCATTTTGCATGGTTTGTAGAATCGGATTCCACACTGAATTGAGGAACCAATTTATCAAACCATTAAACGCTTGGAACATCGGGTTTATAACGCCGTCATAAACACCTTTGGCAAACCCAGCCATAAAGTTCCATGAGTTCTGAATCCCGTTCATTACCGGAATCCAGACATTGTTCAGGAACCAATTGACAAGGCCGATAAACACCTGGAACATGACGTTTATCACGTTGTCATACACAGCTCGCATGACAAGGCCAGCGTTGTTCCATGTGTCCTTGAGCAGGTTAAACATGGGAACAGCGACATTGTTCACCAGCCACATGATCGCACCAACCAGCAAATCAATGACCGGTTTAAATTGCGTGTCCCACACGGCTCGGAAATAATCACCAACAGCCCTTACGGCAAATCCAAGGACATCAAGCAGAATCCTTGCAGCCTCACCCATTTGCCCAATCCACGGAACAAGGGCGTTCTGCACAAGCCAGTTAATAATATCCGCTGCGATGCGGATTCCATTGGCCATTGCCTCAAGGTTAGTGACCACCAGCATGACGGCACCAACAATAACGCCACCCAGAATGTAGCCAAGGGTGTTAAGTACCGGCATAAGGACAGGTTCAAGAACCTGCCACAGCTGTTGTAGCAAGTTCCAGAATGACTGTAGGGCTGGGAGCAGGGCATCATAGAGCGCACCGCCTACAGCACTGAACGAATCAATGATGCTGTAGAAAGCGTCCTTGAGTGAGCTAAAAGCGCCACCCAAATGGTCACGTACAAAATCCCCTAAGAATCCAAGAGAGCCACGTACGGTCTCCACCCAGCCCATAATCCAGTTGGCAGTTTCCTCACCAAACGCGGCTTGGATAGCGCCGGTAAGTCCACCATCGTTAAAGCCTTGAATGACTTCACTAAAGCGGTCACGCACATACCGGAAAGCCTCACCAGCTCGGTTCGCACCATCCCAAATACGATCGGCCCATTCAGTGCCAATCACACTTGCCAGCGCGCCATTACCTGAGTCATCACCGTTGAAAGCATCAACCAGTTCCCAAAAGCCCTGCTTGATATTGGTCCATGCCTCACCCATCCGGGCGGCTGTATCGGCCCACGCATTGGCCCACTGGTCACCAATGAGCGACGCCAAAGCACCGTAGCCAGCGTCTTCACCGTTGAATGCGGAAACAAGTTCACCAAAGCCTAGTTTGATGTTGCCCCACACTTCACCCAGCCGGGCACTGGCATTCACCCATGCATTGGCCCACTGGTCACCAACCAACGCGGCCAGGGCACCGTACCCAGAGTCACCGCCATTGAAAGCATCGACCAGCTCACCAAAGCCTAGCTTGATGTTGCTGAACACCTCTGCGAGCTTGTCCTTTGCCCACACAAAGGAATCGACAAGCGACTGCCACATTTGACGGCCAGTTTCGGTTTTGGTGAAGAATGCCCACAGCGCCGCACCCGCTGCGACCACCGCCGCCACGATACCGGCGATGGGGGCAATAGCCGCCGCTGTTGTAGCGACCAATCCACCAATGGTGGTGCCAGCTGCAGCCGCCGCGCCCGATAGTGCGGTAAAGACCGACGCTGCGCCACTGATACCAATGATCGCAGCGGATAGGGTACCAAGGGCCCCAGCCACCGCAATAAAGATGCGGGGGTGCTCACCAATGACGCTAGCTATCTTTGCGCCCCAATCGGCAAGCGTTGCCATAACAGGCAACAGGCCGGTACCAATGGCCTCTTTCGCGTCATTGATCTTAGCCGTGGCCACCTGTTGCTTGTGCGCCGCCGTGTCAGTCTCACGGGCAAATTGACCCTGTGCGCTGGCTGTTTGCTCACTCAGCATGGCAAGCAGTTCTTGAGCGCTGGCTTGTTTCAGCGCCGCGCCCTCTAGCTTATCCAAGCCTTTAGCTGCCAGCCGGGCATTAATGTCACTTTGACGAATCGACACGCCATAGCGTTCGATGGGGTCGGTCTCCCCACGCATCAAAGCGCCGATAGCCTCAATGGCGTCTTTGGTGGTACCGCCGAACGTGGCGGCAAGGTCTGCACCCACAGCCACAAGGTTCTGTGAACGATCTGCCACCTCTTGCATGGGAAAACCCATGTTCTTGAGCATGGCGCCAGTTTGTGCGGAAAGCTCACGGTATTCTCTACCAGACAAACCGACCGCGTTGGCTGCCTGCTTTGAGGCAGCTGTGATTTGGTCTGCGTGCTCGGAGAAAATCGACTCCACCGCGCCATAGCTCTGCTCTGCCTCAGCGGCCCAGCTCATGGCGTCTTTGGCCGCAAAAGTGAGCGCACCCAGCGCCGCTGTTGCTGGCAGCACGGCCTGTTGGGCAAGGGAACCAATTGCCTGGACCGACCCGCCTATTTTCGACTTCATAGACGAAATGGCATCGGCAAAACCATGAGTCTGTTTGGTGCCCTCAGCGCTAATCCGGTTGTAGCGTTCAGTGGCCGCCGTGATGTTGTCTTGCGCATCGGCAAGACCAGACGCAGCGGCTTTGCGCTTCTCAGTCGCAGCGGCCACTGCCTCTGTCGCGCTCATCTCAGCGGCTTTGGCCTTGTCCACTGCGTTTTGCCGTCTCAGGATCGCTGACTCACCAGACAGCCGCGCCTCATTCAAGCGGCGTTCAGCATCTGCGATTTGATCCGCACTAGCCTTAGACGAATTACGCAGGTCATTCAGCCGCTGCTCTGCCTGTGCTATTTTGCTTGACGATGAAGACCGCACACGCTCAAGGTCTGCCTCAGCAGCTTGGACGGCACGGGTCTTAATCAGCACCATCTCTTTAGCATCTGCGATCTTGCGATCTGCAGCGACTACCGCATCAGCGGCTTTGGCCTCTTTCTCATAAGCACGCTTGACTTCCTCAGCGGCACGTTCAGCGCCACTTTTCATGGTGTCGGAAAGCGTCTTCGACGCCTGGTTAGCGGCTTGTTGCACGGGGCCGGTGATAGCGCTACGCAGCTGTTCATTGATGCCCGCTACGGAGGTGGTGATAGCTAAGGTTGCGTACCCTAGATTTGTACCGGCCATTGTTCACTACCTCCATAGCGTTGTTGCATTAAAAATCAACGGGGCTGCCACATCGACATGTCCCCGTTCGACTTAGCGCGCTGCTCAGCCGCGCGCCTCTTAGCGGCCTCAATGAGCGGGGCGCGCTCTGCCTGTTCCTTGACCTTGCGCTCATAGTCCCTCACCGGGTGCGGTTTGCCCGTATTGGACTCCACCACGTCCATGAGGATTTCATCAGCAAAACTACGCCGGGGCTGCTCATGAATCGCAGCCAGGAACGCGCTCCCCCGCTGTAAGCCGTGTGCCAACACAAGTAGCTTGCGGAAAGACAAATCACCGGTGAAAACACCGGTGATGTCAAGGTTGTAGTAGGTGTGAAAATCCACCTCTAGCAAGTCAAAGTGCTCAAAGACCAGCCAAATTAAGCTTGCCAGTCTTTTGGGGCCACTGCACTTTCCCACCGCTCCATGATGGTTTGCAGGTCGGAACCGGAAAGACCACGATCTTTAATGTCATCCCACAGGCCGGGAGCCATAAGCAGGGGCACAAACTCAATCAGAATATCGATGCCAGCGCGCTCACGCTCACGCGGGTTCATCTTGTTCATGCGGGAAATGAGCGGCAAGATGCGCCAATCCCCGTCCATGGGGTTGCGGTACATCTTGAGGGTAATGGTCTCTTCCTCTGGTTCACCCTCATTCAGCGTCAAATCGATGTACACCCATTTGGGGTTTTCAGCCTCATCACGGGCAATGGCCACCGCCTCAGCACCCGGCTGTAGGCCCTGCTGCCAGGATTGACGTTGCTGGTTCTGGTTGTTTTTGTTACGGCGTTTGCGTGCCATGTCTTTAGGTACCTCTCACGATAAGGAATAGCGGGAAAAGGGAGGTTGCCTTTTACAGCACCCTCCCTAGTGGCTTCTAATTAGAAGCCAGCGTCAACCGGGTTGACGGGGGTGACAGGCTCAGCCGGGGTTGCGGGCTGCTCACCAGCGTTATCAGCCGGTGCTACAGGCTCAGCCGGGGTTGCGTTGTCAGCGGGCTGTTCCGGGGTGGCCGGAGTCTCCACGGGAGTATCCGGGGTAACAGGCTCAGCCGGGGTTGCGGGCTGCTCAGGGGCAACCGGGGTGACGTCGTCAGGGGTAAGGTCGTCAAGGGCCTTAGCCAGACCAGCGATCTCAGCCAGAACCTTCTTGTCTTCCTCAGACACAGCCGGTTCAGCCTTGCGTGCCGAAAGTTCGGCATACGCACGGGTCAGAGTATCCTTGAGGCTGGTCAGAGCCGGGGTGATCTCAGACATATGTTCCTCCATCTCAGATAGGGTTTCTGCAATCTCGTAGCCGGGGTCTTCCTCGGTTCCAAGCATCGCAGCGGACAATTCAGATGCTACAGCGCTGCACACCGCCGCGCGTACACGGGACAGTGTGCCACGACGTTTCAGCAGCTCATCCAGGGAAAACACCACATCAGCGATGCTTTCAAGGTCAAGCTCTGTGTAATCGTCGGTTGCGTTATATAGCAACTCTTCTTGTGCCTCTGCCTCAAGGCGTGCATCGTATAGCTCTTTGGCAATACCTGCTCGCAGGTAAGGCAGCGCACGGCCCGCCGCATCGGTTAGACCGCGACGGGCCGCCTCGGCATTGATTTCAGCTTCGGTAGGGAGCTGTGCCATGTGGTCTCCTCTTTAGTGGGGTTAGGGCTTATCCACCAACGCCGGGCTGTCCACCGGCGCGGGGCGGCTGGCCGGGGTTGCCAGCTGCAGCACCTGGACCAGCTGCGGCACCGGGACCAGCAGGGGTAGCAGCCGGGGCTGCAGCGGCACCGCCGGGGTTGAATCCACCGCCGGTAGCGGGGAGCACTAGCGGGGATTCCTCAGCCGTCACACCATCAATGCGGATCGGAGCGATCTTCTGGATCGTCTTCTCACCAGCCTTGATCTTGATCTGATCGAAAAGCCCGCCCTTAGAATCGACAAAGTGCGTGACGGCAAATTGCTTGCCCGCCACTTCATCGGTCTTGGACAGGTTACCTGCAAAGACCTCTGCCTTTTCACGGGTCACCCAGATGAGGGTGTTTCCGTCCTTGTCGATCGTCTTATATGCCACGTACACACGGGCCGGGTGCGGCACCGTGATCACATGTTCGGTTGAACCCGGCCATGCAAGATAGTGAGTAACGGGGTTATCCTCAAGGGCCGTGAAACCGCCCGTAGACTTAAAGTCCTTGCGGGATTTGTCCACAACGCCCTTACCCCAGGCAGTGGCCTCAGTCTCGGAGAACTCACGTTCTTGTGTGAAGCCGTCGGAGCCATTCAAAAGGCCCACAAGCTGCCAATACTCAGGGAAAGTTCCATCAGGTTTGATCTTAGGGTTTTCTTGCTGAGTCACGTACACATCAGCGTTCACCCAAATATCTGGCTTGTTATCAGCCATGTCACAGCCTCTCTGTCTGCTTTGTTGTCGTGACAGCGAACGTTCCACCGGCCACAAAGCCAGCGGATATATCGCTGTGAACCACGTTCAAATTGGATATACGTTCGATACGCATTCCACACCCCACGGCACTCAGCACATCTAAAATGCCGTTGACACGGCCCAATAGATTGAAAGCGCGGGGGCGTTCGTTGCTGTATACAGCAACATTCAAGTGCTGCACGTCATGCGACCTTTTAGCCTCAATGTAGCCGCCATGGCTCACCACAATGTGTGGCCGTCCATCCTCTGCCTTCCACAGCGGGGGCAAAGACGTGGACACGGGCACATCTATGATGTAGTACTTGAGCAGCTTCACCATAGCCGTGCAGACGTCATAGGGGCGCTGGATTTCAGTTGCCATTTAATGCACCCCCGGACGCCGCTTAACGTCCAATCCCACACTTGCCGCCGCGCTAATGATGTGACCGGTGCGGGTATGGTACGCAGCTGCACGTTTACCATTGAGCACGATCAAAGCCACAGCGCGACCTCCACGGTTGCGTTGAATGTGAACCTTTGTCTTGCCCCGTAGCTTTGCCGCGTCCAAGGTCTCTTGTGCAGCTTTAGCTAGCGCGGCGCGCACTTCCTTACCATCAAGGAACCGGGCAAGCGCGCGGGAATCGACAACCACCTTTGTAGGTCTGGTAGCCATTAGCCTGCCCCTTCCACTCTGGTCATGGTGAAGCGTGTGCCGTGGAGTGCGTTTCGACGTCGTGCAGGAATCCAGTTGAATGGTACCGCCGAAATGACGAACCACTCACCACGGGCAAATACCCGCTGGCCCCGCTGTAGCTGCACCGTCTTATACGGCATGAATACATCCCAGCTGGTCACCTCCCCATTCAGGGAAGTGTTCACCATGTCTTGCGATCTGGTGGGGGACAATAGGCAGCCGTCGTAGATGGTGGACTCAGCGCGGGGGTCTTCGATCCACCGCCCGTAGTCATCCATATAACGCGGCGCGGTAATGGTGATCGACTCACCCATACCCTGGATAGCCATTGCCGTACCACCCCCCTATTGGCACGGAGCCGGGAAAAGGGGCGGCGTACATGCTCACTAGGGAGGATTCCGGTGAGGCAAGGTAAGGGTCTGGGTTTGACGCTATCGGAGCCTGTTTTGACAGCAACCCCAAAAACTCAAGGTGCCAGTCTGTCAGCTCCACGCCACCCCACAGGGACGGATTAGCAATCCGACCGCTGTAGCTGGTCGATTCCGTGTAGGGGCCAGTGGTGGTCGATACTTGCATAACACCTACATTCTCACCGATCATAATGGCCGTGGCCACCATGGAGTGAGCAACCAAAATGGCGCGGCGCTTGTTGCGCTCTATAGCAACCCAGTCAGCGGGGGCGTACCCGGCCTCCTCCACCGCCTCACGAATGATCGCCACAGCGTCCTGGAATAGCAGGGCGGCACGACGTCGCTCATGATCATCATGAAAAGGACGCGGCAAGCGCGCCTCAAACTCATCAATATCAATGACCAATTCAGCCACGATCCATAACCTCCCTAGCTTTGGGATTCACGCTGTGCACACAGGGAACGTAGCTCATCCTTGGACCTGCCTTTAGGGTCTATTCCAAGGGATTCCGCGTAGCGGCGCCATGCTTCGACTTTCGCCGCTGCCAGCGGCTTAGGTACCGCCGGGGTATCGTCTTCATCTACCGCATCATGGGTAGATTCAGTCTCAGGTATTCCCAGCTCATCACCACCCAGCTCACTAAAAAGCTTAGTGGTGTTGGGGTCATCCGGGTCATAGTCCACCGTCCCCGGCTGTGGTGTGGGAGCGTGCTTATCATTACCGCTCAAGTCATCAGCGTCTTTAGCGATCCCATTTCGTCGTAGCCACTCAGCTGTGGAATCGTCGATATGGAATCGGTCACCATAGGTGAACTCCCTTGACACACCATCAAGGGTGGGTGCCCAAAGGTCTACGGTTAGTCGCATCTTGGGCACTACTCATCACCCCTGTAGGCCGGTGAGCTTGACCACAGCCTTGGGGTCGGTGATAGCAATGATGCGCTTACGGACAGCGTTCATACGCCACGACATGGTGTTACCACCCAGCTCATCAGTGGGGTCGCCACTCTCCACGGCCAGCGGGGAGAATTTCAGCGGGATAGTGTCGCTACGGAACCCGGCCACGCCGCTCTGCATCACGTACACATCGTCATCAGTGAGCCATGGGGAGGTGACCACACGCAGCCCTCGCAGAGCAAACGGCAAAACGCCTGTGTACACAGGGTTCTGGTCCGCCATGTTGCCATTGTAGAAAGCCTGTGTCTGCTGACTGTTCAGCAGCAGGTCAATGGCCGATTCAGCAATCACCAACGTATCCGGACGGTAGCCATACAGCTGGTTGTCATCAGTTTTGGCTTGCGAGATTTTGCGCTTAGCCGTGGCAAGGTCTTTGAACGGCTCACTATCGCTTGCCGTCCAAGCTTTGCTGACAGCCACGGTCGGAATCTCAGCGGCCTTGAACGCAGCCAGCGTGGCATCCACAGCGGATTTGGTCATGGTGTTCTGCAGGGCAATGACCTGCCGATTCACCATGTCGATGTTGTTTTCAGTGCGCATTTCATAGCTGACACGAATACCTTGTGCGAACTTAACACCCACCAGTGCCTTGACTTCGCCCTCTTTGATTCCGCTGACTGGAATCTCACCAAATTCAGCGACTTCACGGGCCTTGTCATTCAGGAACGGGGCGGCCGTCTCGCGGTATGCAACCACACCACTGTTCGACCCGGCGTCACGCAGTAGCGCATCTTCCATGAAGGCCAAATCCATGTTTTGGTACAAGCGATCCGGTAGCCACATCGGATCTTTGAGTATCGTCGATACTGTCAGCTCTTGACCACCGTAAGCGCTGGTCAACGGCATGTTATTGGGCATGTTGGATTATCCTTTGCTTGTGATGGTCTACGCGACAGGGAGGTTCAGCAGAACCCCTACCGTGTTGATGGAACCGGTACCGCCGGTTGTACGAACAACCGTGCCAACCTTGACGGTGCCAGTAGCGGACACTTTGCCGTCTGCAGCCACTGCCACAGACTGGCCCATTTTCAGGTTCTGCTCTGTGGTCTCAATCGGAACCACGACACCGCCGCCTACATGGACAGCCACGCTAGCAGCTGGTCCTGGGGAGACGGTACCTGTGTAGGTACCGGGGCGGGGCTTACCCGGCTCGGTTACAACACCAATCGGGGTATCAGATGCCCCAGCGTGTTCGATGCCCTTATCTGTGAGCTTGACCAGTCGAAAAGGCGTCACCTCTTTAGTGACCGGAAAAGTGATGGGGCCGTGGCGAAAAAGGGGATTCACCATTAGTTTTTACCTCCTCGGAAGGTTGCCACGCCTAGCCGCGCGGGCTGCATCGGCATAGCAAAATTGCTTGAGTTAGCCAACTGATTCAAAAGGTCTTTCTCAGCCAGCTTTGCGGTCTCTTCATCCGCATCCACCCCCACAGAGCCAACCCAGCCTTTTTCACTAACTGGGATAGTTCCGGGGGCCAATTTGGCAAGGTGGTTTTTGAGTGCCGTCGTATCCTCAAGCCCTTGAGCTATGAGGGCGTCCCGGCGCGCTGCCAGCACTTTACCGGCCTTGATAGCGGTATCGACCATGGCGGCAACCTCCATCTGGTGATCGCGCTCTACGCTGGCGTCCCCTGTGGCTGCACGCTTGAGTAGGTCTTCATACACGTACCGGTCGATGGTGACCACATCACCAAAGGCGTCGGTAAGCTCCTCGGACTGGTTGTCTTTTACGGCAACCTGTCCCTGAGTCTCTTCATCGTCGTTGGCCGTCTCAGCTGTGACGGGTTCCTCGGACTGGTTGTCTTTTACGGCAACCTGTCCCTGAGTCTCTTCATCGTCGTTGGACGTCTCAGTAGTGAGGATATCCTCAGCCGTGACGATTTCCTCGGACTGGTTGTCTTTTACGGCAACCTCTGGGTTGAACCCAGCCACCGCCACATTGACCAGCGTGAGCAGGTCATCCTGGGAGGTATTAGGGTCTGCACCCAGAGCCGCCTTGAGCTTGTCGATAAAGCTCATAGGTTTCTCCTCTCGTGCCCCGCGTCGATTCATCAGGGCGGGTTGTGGGGCGGGGGCGTCTTCACGGCGTCGATACCGACCTCCGCGCACAGTGTTGGACACCCCGGCCAATTTCCGGTTATCGACGCCCTCGCCCGCTGCTTCTACCTTGTCCACTAGACCGGCTGCCAGCGCCTCATCAGCACTGAACCACGTTTCAGCGTCCATGGCCGCGCGCCACTGTGCGGCATCCGTTCCGGTCTTAGCGGCGTAGATGTCTGCGATAGTGGCGCTGGATGATTCCAGGCGTTCGATAATGGCGTGCATGTCATTCATGTCACCCCAGGCCCCGCCCTGTGCGTTGTGGATCATCATTTCAGCACCGGGGCGCATAATGACCTCCCCGCCGATCCCTACGGCGATGAAGGACGCGGCGCTCGCTGCTAGACCGTCGATGTAGACCGTCTTTGTGGCGGGGTGCTCTTTAAGGGCGTTCATGATCGTTAGCGCCTCAAACACATCACCGCCGGGGCTTGAGATGTGCAGGTCAATGTGTGAATCTGTCACGGCGTCGATAGCGGGGACAAACTCGGACGCGCGAACCTCCCAGCCGATTTCCCCGTACAGTAGTAGTTTCATTGCTGATTCTCCTTGTCGGTAGGTGGCTGGGTGTTCTCATCAGTGGGTGGTGCGGGCGGGGTCTGTTGTTCCTCGCTCTGCTTGTTCTCACTGATGATCTGCTCCACCTCTTCCCGGCTGAGTTCCTTAGCCGGAATTTGGTTTGTACGTCTAAACCATTCCTCAGTGGAATGATCCATAATAATGACTTTGGCTTGTACAGCCTGAATAAATTCAGAGACCGTGATCTTTTGTTTCGACCCTATTGTGTCGAAAACAACCAACGGACACAGCGCGTCTGTTTGGCCGGTGTATTTCTCCACCATGTCAGGAACAAGGTAGTTATTGGCCACCGCTGCGTGCTGTTCCGCAATGGTCTGTAACCCTTGCAAGAACAACTCCATTTGCACCTCTGCCAGTGCATAGGAACCGCCCTTGCCCTCAAGGTTGAGGGCGTGTGCTAAGGCTGTGCGGGCTATTTGCGAGTCATGGTAATTGATCGCCTCACGGGGACTAACTGTCGTACCAGAAACACCCAATAGGCTGAGTTTCGCCCCGTTGGGGATACCGGCCCCGGCTAGCGTCCCGGCTCGCATTGTCTTACTGATGTCAGCGCCGCGCTTGATCTCTTCTCGCTGCTCTTTGGGGGAGCCATTACCGCTGCTCTCATACACCGGGTAGCCCATTCCGTTGCGCTCAAGGATTGACGCCTCAAGGCGTAGAAGCTTGTCCTTGAGTACCCAGTGTTTATAGGCAGCACGCAGCACTGATGTTCCCAGCCAGTCGCTTGTTTGGGGGTCATTGAGATAGACCAGTAGCCGCCCCACCTCTAGGGTAATGGGGCCTTGATAGGGGCTGTTTCCAGTAGCTACAAAGGGCGGTTTCTGTTCGATGGATTCAAGCCCTCCATCGGGGGCCACGTTTATCTTGTGGATCGTGTCTGGCATTCTGGGTGCCAGCTTGACTAACCGCTGTGGTCCGTCAGAACCATCAGAATAGACTTTCTCAAAATACATGTGGCCAAACACAAGTGATTTGAGTGCCCATCCAAGGTGGGATTTAAAATCAACTTTGCCTTTGGATTTGGTGGGGGTGTCTACTTCCTCCCCCTCAATTTCAAGACCCAAATCCTCAGCCACCATTTTGACTATTTCGGGGTCTGCTCCATTGGGGCGAATGCGCCACCCGGTGCGAATAATCGGCAATGTCATTGCCTGGAGAATGGAGCGTACTTGAGCATCTTCACGCGCCATTTTGGAATAGACCTGCACAGACCGGGGCCATTGCAAATCTAGGTTGTCTTCTTTAATGGTGCTATATAGGGGGGTACTGAAATGGCCTTTTTCAGTGCTCATGTCTGCACCTCCTCAATTTTAAAATGCCAAAGTCATGATGTTTGTTTCAATACCGAAATTGTCATTAACAGGGGCTGTGTGGTTTTCACCGCCGCTGTCACGGGTAACGCTTTCCGGTGCCGCGTAGGCTTTGTCAGGAATATATTCCGGTGGTGTGATTTGTTCAGCGGCCCACACCGCATTGGTGACAGCCACTAGGTTACAAATCACGCCGCTTGTCCTTGCCCATGCCGTGGCCCCGTTAACACCCTCACGGGTGGTTGCCTTTTCCAGGGCCGGGGCGAAAGACTCATGCGGTTCAATCAGGACAGTCTCATCTTTGACGTGCCGCATGAAGATGTGGAACGCGGCTTGCACATCTGTCAGGTTTATCAATTTGACCTCCAGCCCCGCCGCGTCTAGTTTCTCTGCTACGGCGATAGCGGGGGATTTGGGGTCAATGACGATCAACTCTGGGTTGTAAACGTCAATCGCCGCCATGACTTTTTCCATGACCGTGGGTAAGTGAAACGAACCGTGGTAGAGCACCCCAGCGTAGACGGGACGCGCCACATCATTGGTGAGCACTCCCAGCGCCATGGTGAGCTTGTCACCATCGGGTGAGGCGTCCACGGTAAGGGCCGTTCTCAGTCCCGTCACTGTGACGTTTGGTGCCAAGGCGTCTAGCTGTTCTGGCCTCACCACGTAGGTATGCCCGGCGTGGTCTGCATCACCAAACCACAATCCCCACCCCAGCGCCTCTACGCCGAAATTGACACGCCCTGCCTCAGTATCCATGGAGTCCATGATGTCCAAGAATGCCTGTGCATCACACAAGACACCGTAGGACGGGTTCGACGCCTTCCATGTCGCTTCATCCTCCGGGTCCATGTCTTTGGGGGCGGCGTACTCAGCTAAGTAGATTCCCGGCTTGCCCTCTAGGGCGCGACGCCTAACACTGGATACCACTTCACCGTTTTGGTGCTGAATGAAGTCCCTGTGTACAGCGGAGGTGACGTAGATGGTTTGCGGGTCTTTGGCTGCCTTGCGTAGGAAGGCTGTGGCGGCAATTTCGGCATCGGTCAAATCGAACGCCTCGTCGTAAATGGTCACGTCGATTTTCGACAGACCACGACCACCCCCGGCGCTGCGTGTGGTGAACTCCACTTCACCACCATTTTTAAACCGGAAATAGCCGCGCCCTTGTGAGCAGCCGCTGCGTGTCACCAGTTTCTTAAGCCACGGCGTGATGCTGATAATGTCATTCAGCTGCTCCCAAATCTTCATGGCGGTTTCCCACCTGTGAGCTGTGAACAGCACCGACTGTCCAAGAACAAGTGTTCTGTACAGGATAAGCCACAACATCCCGTAGGTTTTGCCGTTCTGCCTCGTGCACACGATCACGCATGTACGGTGCAGCCAGCGACCATCCTCACGTTTCGCATTGATAGCTAGCAAATCCCAGCGCTGCCATGGGAGCAGACTCGCGTTCAGGGAATCTGCCAGCTGTAGTAGGTTCTCCCCGTCCTGATGGGTGCCGGGGTACTCCACCAGTAGTTCGGGGGTCTGCCTACCCTGCAATGACTGAAAAGCCTGTGAACTCGGGTGGGGCGTCCTTGCCACCAGCGTGGGTGTCATCCTTAGCCCCTTCCTTGCCGTTCAGTTCCTTGATGCGTGCATTGATGGTGGTGATCGCGCGTTGGTACGCACCTACCGATTGACGGTGCTGTTCCACGACTTTATCGATCACCAGTGTTGCGCGTTTCGTGCTGGTCTGGTCATCGTAGATTTCCAGCCACGTCTTAGCGTCCCCATCTAGCATCTCTGACAGTTTGACCAGTGTGTTATACAGGTGTGTTGCCTGTGCGATCAAGCCGCGCAAGTCTGGTGGGCAATCATCGCCCCCGGCTGCATCCACAAGACCGTGATATATCTCACGGGCATCTGGGTGTACCCCTGCGATTATCTTTGGGGGCGCACCCATCGGGATTTTTCTTTTTCGTCCTCTGACAGCGGGATTAGACATGTCACTATCATATGGCGAACTTGCGTGCCAAAAGAAGTATGCTAATCTGAAACCAGAAAAGCCCAGCGTACAGCCACTATGATTTATGTCACCCCCACCATTTTCCCAGGTGAGCCGGGTGTAAAAAAATACTGATTGGCCGGGGGGAGCGACCGCCCCAGGGTGGGGGTACCTAAGATTATCAGGGGGCACCCCCGAACAACAAAACCCCAGGTCAGGGGCTATTTTTATGTGACTAGCCGGGGTGGTGGAGCGTGTCAAGTAGCGGGTCTGATTCGGGGGTAGTTAGCAGCTGTGAAGTAGACCGAAAATTACCCCCGAAAATTAGTTTTCGTGAGATTGATCACACTGTCCAAAATCAGCCCAAAATGCCCGATTTTTACAATCATGTTGGTTTTCCAACACCACCCCCAAATCAGGGTGACAAACTCACATCTGCATACTCAGATGTGCTAGAACCAATAGCCCCGTTTGAGGGTCAACTGCATTGGATGTTTCACGTGAAACATTCACATTTGACGATGTTTCACGTGAAACATCGTCAATACGTTGTTGTGCTCGCTCTTGCCGCTTACGCTCTTGCATGGCCAAAGCTCCATCACGGCTGTTGCACGATCCATGTAGCAACCTCGTTGCCTTAGTTCCACCATCCATACGCTTGTGCACATGGTCTGCATGGAGCGGCAAGCCGTCATGGTTACGGTGCTCGTCCCGATACATCGGACGGCCACACAGCTCGCATGGTGTGCCGTCCACGTGTGCACGGAGCAGGTGCTGCCTCTGTGTGCGGTGCGCACTACCCATACCAGCGGCACGGTTACGCTTACCACTGCCAGGCATAGGACCACCTCCACATACAGCAAGGCACCCTTGATGGTGCCTACTCCATCAAGGGTGCCGCTTGACCCATTCACCGAAAGCAAGTGTCCCAACTCATGACACCTTGTGCGGTTAGTCACATCATCAGGTGCTCGCACCTATGGTGACCGCCACTGATGGTAGCATACCCGGAGACAATGGGGCAAGTAGTGGCAGGGGGTAGCGCCACTAACCCGGGGGTATCTTGTTCGGGGTAGGGGTGGTGTTCACGGATACCCCGGCCTTGCGTGCGAGCAGGGGGAGTACATCATCCCACCGGTAGGTGTTGAATCCAGTGATGGGGTCGGTACCACAAACCAACTGGTCATGACGTACCCACCGTGCCAACTCACTGGTGGTGAGCGTGATACCGAACCACAGCCGTGCACGCCTACACACCTGCCTACCTGTGAGACTTGTCACATGAGTGGGATTATCGTCGTGGAATGGAGCCAGTTCCTGTGTTAGTACCTGATCTACCTCCATCAACGTGGTGGCCATGAGCTGCCACGGCTCAAAGGGTAGGTCACTCATCAGCACGTGGTATTCCTCCACCCACCTAAGCAGCCCCTCCACATCATGAGGGGCGTGGGTGGGGGACACGTACATCACCGCTGGGTGTAGCACAGCCATGAGTTGGTGACGTGCCCACACTCCCACATCCACAAGGTGGAGGTTCAGCGGAGCTGAGGGGGAGGGGGTCTTTTGAAAACCCCCGCGTACTTCAGGGGTGGGGGGACGTGTGGTCTTGTGGTGGTCTAGCTCTACCAACCCCCGCCTAATCGACGCCACCAACCGTGGCAGGTCTTCACGGCCAATCAACGGGCTAGAGAGTGGGGCATGTGAGGAACCAGAGTAGTCTTCCACGAGCCACCCCCTCCACGTAGCGACGGTGCTCACCACTTACAAACTCCACGACGGGGAACCGGTAAACCCCGGCGTGTCTGGCCTCCACAACCGAACGGGCGTTCGGGGAAACAAAGGGGTCCACACAGCCGTACTCACACTGGTATCGCTCAAGCTGATGGCACAGCGCACCGGTGCGGGGATCGTCATTGGAACCTACAACGGTAATGCGGCGATCGTACCGCTTGAGGCTGGATAGGAACCATACCGGGGGGTCATCGTAGGTGAGTGGCGCAAAATCAGGCATCGTCACGGCTTAACACCTCCATGGCCTTGCCGTCTTCGACGCCCTCACGGTACATAGCGTCGATAAGCTCCATCAGCTGGGATAGGGGGGCCGCTGCTATCCATCTACCGGGGTCGGCTATCCCGATCCGCTTGGATACCACGATGCCACCAACCACCGGTTGTGGTGCAGACTCACGGCGGCACACAGCCACCTGTGAGGCCACCTGCTCAAACCACTCATTCCATTTGGGGGTTTTCACCGCCTTGACCTGGACCACCAGCCTCCCCGCTGGTAGGTCTGCAAGCACGTCCCCCAAATCATCGTTGAACCCGGCGCGTGTCTTGATCACCGCCCCCTCACCTACCACGTCTGTGAGATAGTCGCGTACAGCGCGCTCTGCAGCGTCTCCACGCTTCTTGTTCGCGTTGGCCATATCCATGGACCCCTTTCACTTGCCAGGCCGTCTCACGGGCTGTGAAGCGGCGTATGCGACCAAATATAGACCACCCACTACCGGTGGTGGACAAGGCGCGGCGGGGAGGGGCTGGGGAGGGCGGGGTACATCACCGCGCGCAAGGTGTCGATGCACACCGAAAATGAGCGTGAAAAATTTTCCAGATATGCCGAAATTTTTTTACTCACGTCCATTTTCGCAGCTCACCAATTGAAAATTTTATTTCACCCCGTATCTGGTCCATGCTCCATCACCGCTCGCATGGACCGCTCTCACACCCCGCTGGCACATCCACTCCCTACCTGATAGTGGGTTACTACCCCCGCTCGCCCATAGACCCCGGCTGTGCTCACCTGGCCATATGTACATGAGAACGTTGGTTGACCTTGGAAAACGCAACTGGGCTGTGGTTACCCCGGCTGGTTTGGGGGTCTAGGGGTGGTAGCAATATTGAAGCTATAGAAGTATCTAATTATCTACATTCCCAAAGCGAGACCGGTCGGCGTCCCCGGGGTTGCCACCACACCACACTACTACCCCGCCCCTAGGGTAATACTAGCTAAGCTCGCCTTCTGGCGTCCCGCTGCCCGCCGGAGCGGGCGGACGCCGCGAGCTTAGCGTATTACCCGTCGGGGCGGGGGTAGTGTGGTGTGTGGTGGCCCCCGGGAGACGACCGCGCGGGGTGTATTTCAGCAAGTAAAAAGGGGTGTGTGACTTGGATCACAGTTTTGCATAAGTTTGCATACGGGGGTAGTGAGGCTAGTTATCACTTTCACTACTTTCCACAGTGGAAAGTGGATATGAGGGTGTCCTAAGTTGTGGAGGGTGGGAGCCGGGATGGGAGACACCCACAGCGGCGATGGAGACCTACCCGCTCCACGATGGAGGGAGCCACGTGAGAGCCGGGATAACCATGTACCCTACCCACCCCAGCCCCTCCCACGGCGCACCCGGCGCGTGGATGCCCCAAATCCCGGCTGTGTGGGGCCTGTGGCGGGCGCTGTGGCCGTGGAGGTCTAAACACCCATGGGAGGTGTGCACGCGGCTGTGAGGGGCGATCATGGCGCTGTGTACGTGTCACTCGCCCCGTGACTGACAACACACATTGTCAACTTGACACGCTGGTGTGCCATTGTGATAGTGTGGAGTCACACCGCAAGGGAGACAAACACCCTGGACAGTGAGAAGCGATGAACCTAGAACATCGTTTCGATTGACCCATACACCTACGACCCGAAAAGGGGGAACATCAAATGTCCGACTACACCGACCTGTGCGAGCGCATCACCTACAGCCTTGCAAACGACACAGACCACGGAATCACCGTGAGTGAGGCTGTGGACGATGCCTACACCGCCATCCACCAGAATGGCTGCGATGTGGTGTGCCAGCCGCTGCCAGACAGCAAGTCTCATGTGAAGAAAATCCGCGTCACGATGCGAAATGCCGATAAGAAGACCGTGGCACTGTGGACGATCCAGCCGTGGGCTGTGATGGACATGGAGGGCGACGAACGACTCACTGACTTCATCGACACGCTGGGAATGTGTCTTGACAACCTGCCACAGTATGGTGCGGGTGAAGAAGCGTCGAAAATCGCCCGTGGCACCGCTGATTTTGCCGATATCGTTACCGGCTACGTGCTGGACAAGCAAACTCTCTTGGACCAGCTAACCCGGCTGGCTGACAGCCCGGAATCCATTCCAGGAATGACCGACAATGTAGACATGTTCGTGCGCGAGGTGGACGATACCAAAATCATGGTGGGGCTGAAGTACAGCGGAGTTCCGCAAGCACTGATGATTCCGATCATTGGCATTGACAATGAAAACGGCTGTGAAAAGTACGTTATGGCACGCTGCGTGGAACTAACCCCCGGATGTGTGGACGACAGTGAGGAACCTGGCAAGTTCAACCAAGCAACATTCAACAACCCCACCATCTCAGATGTCTACGACTACGTATGTTGGTGGGTGCGCAATGAGTCCCTGCAGTTCAATCTGATGGACGGCATTGAATGGCCCACCTCCACCCCACACAATGACTAGCTAAACCTCCATTGCCCGGCTATGGCGCGCGGGGCCGGGCAATGGTCCATTTGACGAACACCCCGCGCCACCTTGAACCGAACCCTGTACCTGAACATGCAAAGGAACAACGATGGGCCGCCACCGCCGTGATGAACTAGAAACCCAAACCAGCCCTGACGATGACCAGTTAGCCGCTGCGTGGAGACTCCACTTCCCCCTAGACCTGATGAACCCAGCCGTGTGTGACTCTCCCGCAAAAGAATGGCAAGAAGTGGATACGTCCACCTACCCCATCAGGTTCTTGGACACCCTCAAGCTGACTATTGAGGGCTGTGTATTTGACCTCACCAAAGGGCAAGCCGTGACTCGGTACGCAGATGTGACTGATTCCGGGCTGCCAGCGTCCGACACCGCCCCCACACAGGTACTGGTCACCATGCCCACAAAGACGGGTGGACCGGTTACCCTGCTGGCAGCGCTGGCAGAGCACCCGGTACACAAGGACGCATACCATGTACAGCTGTTGGTGTGTAAAGGGGAGCGTGCCCTGGAAGATGGAGCCGTGGCGGCAACGCTGCACCACACCGTTGTATGTGCGCTGGGAGTGTTACCCACCCGCCCCGCGCTGGGGTTCATCGTCAAGGATATATGGAACAACACTGTGGCGTACCTTAATCGCCGCCGTGTGCTCACTCACACTGTCACCATGGACAATGAGACCCCGGCCCTGCCTGTAGCCACCCGCTACACCATCAGGTATGGCACCACCCCACCAGCTCACCTAGAGCCGTGATAGACTTAGTCGTACTCCCCTGTGGAGCTGCTGATGAGTGACAAACCCCGCCCCAATCGTGGATGAACAACCATGGGGCGGGGTTTGTCATGTCTACGTACAAGCCGCATTTCACTTATCCTATTCACAGATACCCACCCCCGCCGCGTGAGCACCATCACACGGTGAATGTGACATACACAACATCTATGAGCTTGACACACCAGCGTGCCAACCTGTAATGTAGACAGTGCAAGCAGGGAGTGAAACCCCGCCACCACCTGTACACATGATGTACTTTGTTGGATATTGCTCACCTCGGTTGGGTGACATTCCCTGCTTGTGTTCCAAGACCACATACCCACACTATGTACCTGATAGGACGATAGCTAATGCCTGAGATTCCTTTAGGTGGGGGCAAGACCGACAAGCAGGGAGCGCAAGTCACGCGGCGTGAACCTGGCACAGTCGCAAGCGACTACGCGGCTGGGAGCATCGACCCCAAGCCGGGCATCAATCCGGCCTCCTACTGGTCCACTGTCGGACAACTCACCTCGCAGACCCCCATCACCCACCCATCTGACTATCTACGCGCCACGTTCAGGGGGGCCGCACCTGAACAGACTAGCCGTGAGCAGGGTTTGTACCCGCACAAGTCAGTGACCCGCATCGACAATGTACACAACCTGCTACGTGTGGTGCGCACCGGCCTTGATATGGCCACCGCCGTGGAGCGTGAACTACAACATGAAGTAGAGAAGCGCGAGCGGCGATATGCCAAATATGATCGTCGTTTTCGCGTGCAGCACTACACGGGTACGTTAAACTCGATCCGCACCGTGGAGGTGGACGGGGAGTTAATACAGCTGGCTAACCCAGGTGTGCGTATCACCCCCGGCTATCCGCTGTGGTGCACTCACATCACCCCGGCTGTGGCAGAGTGCTACACGTCAGGGGACACCATACAGGTGCGCGTGTACATCAGCGACTCAGCCCGTAACACCCTCAAGCCAAACCTACGCCCCATCGCAACTGTGACGATTGACAATCACCGCGCCTACGTGGAGCAGCTGCTATGGCAGTGCTGCCAGTGGGTGGAGGGCCATTGGACCCGGTTTACCGGCGTGATGGGTGATGACGGGAAAGTGCGCCCCAACCATCTCACACGCGTTGCCCCGCACCTGTACGGGTGGCTTGCCACCGTACGCCACGCGGCTGAGGCACTAGCAACGGATGGTCATGCGAAAATCGTGGTCCACGACGCCGCCATGTGGTGGAGCGCAAAGGCTGATGACACGTCCAAGAAGCTCACCCGGGGCACGCTCATTGAGCCAGGCGGCAAGATAACGAAAAAGGCCGTGCCACTTGCCAGTGACCCACTACCTGTACCGGCTGGGATTGACGATGCACCCGCGCCGGGTGACGGTGAAGACGATGAATGATCAGTTACGTGGGGATGAACTGGTGATACAGATCATTCAGCGAATGGCACGCGGCGAATCATTGGATAGGTTTATCGACGCCCTCCCGCCGAATCACCGCCGGATGCAAGAACCCCACCCAGCCGGGGTAGGACTGCTACAGGTGCTGTCCCTGGACGGCTTCATCGCCCTAGAAGAGTCATTTACCACTCAGCCGGTCCCTATGGACCGTGACACTCAGATAAGGAACTACCACTATGACACTCACACCGCAGTACTTGATCTTTACGGATCATTCTACGATGCCCGTACCACTCACCCGTGGACTATCAGAATCCCACAAACACATCATGGATGCGAGCAGGATATGAAACGTGCCCGTGCCGCATGTACCGGTGAGGCTGCGAACCTACAGGAATCATTTATAGCGGCTAGTGAATACATTCGTGAGGCTTTCGACAAAGCAGCTGATGCCTTGAACAAGTTGGGTATCGCTCTAACCAGCGACGATGAAGACGATGACCACGACGAAGACAAGGGAGATTTTGACTGTGAACAAGATATCTAGTGATGACGTGCAGGACATGCCACACGACCCGATACGTGACCTGACACACCGTGTGATGGAGGAACAAGTGGTACGGGTGTGGCCGAACCATTCCCCCGCGCTGAACGGCATAATCGGCGTCAAGGGCGATGAACAGATACCTGTGGCGTGGGAAGTCAAGCCCGTGGTGACCATGGAGCACCAGCTGTGGACGGTTCGTAACATGCTTCACAAGGCACACGGTGATGTGCTACGTCCCTACATCGCCCGTGATACACAGGTGATCTACTGCCGTAGTGACGATGCACCCGAAAGCCTAATTATCAAGGCAGGGAGCTTGTACATGTACATTTCAGTTCACGACGTGGGATCGGTGATTGAGTTCTCACACCGTGGCGTGAACCTTGTCACTGAAACCACCACCCACATCATGGACGGTGACAATGACGTGCGCTGCGAGTCCACGGCCCGCGCGGTAGCGGCTGACACCCTGGCCTACGTCGTGAAACCGTGGTACATGAAGCAGTGGAAGGATTTTCTGCACATTGCCATTGTCGCAGGTCACTGTAGCCGTAGCCCGCTTGATGCACTGCACGAAATTGAACGACACTGTGGACAGTCACATAAGACCAACGGGTTTGACCTGGGATCACAGGCAGTCACCCCGGCTGGGTTGAATGGTCTGCTGAAAACCCTCACCGCCTTCATCGACCCGAACCCACGGCTGTGGGGAAATGTCTTTGACGTGGACACGGTACAGGTGTCTATGAACTGTGGATTTCAAGTGATCGCACCGAAACCCACGTTCAAGGGCACCGTGGACGTGAAGCTCTACCATCTGGCTAGTGGGGTGGAAATGACCATACACGGTGCCACAGACCCTGTGGAACGCAGCGGGCATCACCTCCCCCTCACCTCCCTTGAATGGTGGTTTGGGGAGCACAACACCGCCTTGTCGGATGGGAAAATCACCGCTACCACCATCACATCGACACATGTCATCACCGCTCTAGCAGAGCTTGAAATCCGTATCCATGACGCCATGAAAGGGATTGACCAATGGAAGCACTAAACGATCCCGCGGACCAGCGCCGCGCAAACATCACCGACGCCTTAAGCGCGTGGGTGGCTACCAGCCGCCGGGGCCGTGTACGCGCACAAGTCAGTGAGAACTACATCATCAGTGTCAGGTGGTCAGATAAGGGTGAGGAACTAGTCACAGAGACAGACGATGTGGCGTTCCTGTTTGCCCATGAGCTGCGACGTCACCCTAACCCAGACTCGGACATACACGCGCTTGTGGTGCGTGACGATGATGGAGAATGCCTGGTGATCGACGCGGAGGGCGTACCGCTGTGTCTCTACATCGACGTGGAGGAAGACAACGCGGAGTGCCCGTACCTGCTCAAAGTACAGGTGCTGGATTCCATGCCCACGGTGGAGGTGAATTTCTACACGTCCGACCGAACATTGACCGTGCGCAAGGACGCTTACCGCCGCATGGAGTGGGAGGTGCCCATGCCCACCCGTAGGAAGGTTCGTGAAATGTGCTGCTATCTCATTGGTGCGGTTCAGGACTTCCCCGCACAGAGCCGTGTGGAGCGGGTGTATGGAATCGGTAATGCGCTGGGTGTGCTGGCACGTAGCAGCCGTGCCTACGGGTACCGGGACTTTGTGGACTGGCTCACCCCAATGACGGGTATTGATCCTGGTGGTGAGGGATGGGAGCGTGAAAAGTTCCTTGCCCTGGCTGAACACGGCGATGACACCCAGACCATCTACACATGGCGCATCTCCCACCCAGACTGTAAAGGTGAACTTGAGCTTAAGGTCACTAACTGGGAGTCGCGGGACGGCTGGGAGGTAGAGCTACATGTCAAGGATGGTGTGCACCGCTCCACAGTGGAGGAACCCACACAATCCCACATAGTCGGACACATTGCCACATGGATGAAACGCAACAGTAAGGAAACCTAGAGCCATGAGCATGGACAAAGAAAACACGTTCTACGTGCTAGATAAGAATGGTGAGTTTCAGGAAATTGGACAGATGGACTCCCTACCTGATGTTGGATACCACACATCAGACGCCCGCCGAATGTTGGAAAACCCACTGAAACCGGACAAGCGGCGTGCCACCCGGATACGCACATTTGAGGATATGGTGACCGTCGTACTGGACTGGGTGCACGACACCACGGCCTCGTGGAACCAGCACAAGGCAGTGCCTACCAACGATGGGGAAGTGTGCACAGCTGTGAACATGGACACAAATACCCGTCACAGTGACGGTGATAAGGTCACGGTCACCTTCACCCGCACCGTCAAGGTGGGGGAGGAAGATGTGATCACCCTCAGCCAGACTGATGTGGTGCTCACCTATCGTGAACACGCCTCCATTAAGGTCGCGTTGGTGTGGCGTGAGAAGGGGAGCACAGACCTGGCACTGAACGCTACTCTGGCACACGCCCGCGTCCATGACAACAACCACGCACTTGATCGCGTGCTAGACAGCGTGTACCGCTTTGTCTCCACGGCTCACTGCGTGGCAGGTGAGGCCGAATCCCACGCATGGAAGGTGTCACGACAAGCGGCGAACATGATGGAGCAGGGCATACTCCACGGTGAGACGATCCCCAGCTACGTGGAATCCTTCACCGGTGTGATGTGGATGCCCGTGCACTGGCGGGTGATGCTGGCTGTGCTGAAAGATGCGATAGGTGTACAGGTAGGAAGGACACGTGGTCTGATGAAGTCTGTACCTATTGACAATCCACAGCTACCCAGCCATGTAGGTGATCCTGAGAAAGCCCCTATGTCGCTGACACAGGTGGTGGGTGTAGGTGACTATGAGACCATGAACATCACCGTGACACCTACACATGAGCGTGAAATAACCTCCACGCCGGGGTTGTACGACATATCCATAACGGCCACTAGCTGTGGTAGCGCGTTCATCGCCCCCATCTTGCAGCTCTACCGCACCCGTATGACGGTGGGGGATGTGTTCTCCCTGCTTCACGCGGCTGGGATTTTCTTCACCGTGGCGCATCACATGGACGCCGTGGACCGGCCCACCTTCACTGTCGAATTTAAGGTCGATGCGGAATGGGTTAAGCGTGCGCTGTACATGGACGTGGACACGGACGATGCACAGGAAGGTAGCGAAGATGAGTAAGCTAACCCTTACGGAGCGACCATCAAAAGCACTCAAGGCCACCGCTGTAGGCATGATGGAATACTACACAGAGCAGTGCGTGAGTGAATTTGTCCGTGATAATGCAACGCTCATTGACACCCCGCCGGTGGTGAAGCACTTCACACGCAGCGATGGTAAACAGGTTACGCGCGTCTACCCGGCCACTGGTGTAGGGTGTCGCGTCGATGCTCTTATGTGCCTTGAGTTTTCCACTTTGGGTGTGGATGGTGAGACGCTGCGTATCTCACTGCTTGATGTCTCTGGTGGTCCATCACAGGAATATGTCACAGTGACAGTTCCAAACTGCGTGGATGATGAAGATGTGTGGGGAGGTTGGGAACCACTAGAGCACTTCCTACACAAGGTGGTCACGGCAACGTATCAGCGCAAAAGCATTCGTGATAGGGGTGTGGTCTTCTCCACCGCGCGTATAGCTTATACATGGTGCGTAGCCATGGATGTCTATTTCGCTGATGACATGCCAGATGACATGATGATCTGGCCGTGCAGTACGGAGCTGGTGATGCAGCTGCTCATGTACTGGCGTCTTGATGGTGCTCCTGAATCTGTGCTGGTTGAGTACACCCGCGAGGGGGAGGTATCCGGTATCTCTGTGAGTGCTGATGAGAGAGCGGAGTTGAAGTTGTCAGCGCCAGGCCCACACCGCCCCAACATGAGTAGGCTTTTGTCCTGGTACCAGCGGGGAAGCGACCTTGATGGGGGCGTGATTCCCTACACGCTCGCATCCCTTAAGGCCGTATTCAAGCTATGGCAGACCACTGACTCAGCGGGGATGCTACAGACGGTACGCGAGTCCGACACCTACGCCGTCGCAGATTAAAAGGCCGGCCATTTTGGTGGTAGCTTAAGGCTGTTACCAGCACAAACCCATTACGGGGGTAGATATTTCTACCCCCGTTCTCTATGTCTTGACGTAGTAGTGTGCCACGGGTATATTCATAGGTACAGGGAGCGGCAAGGGGCCGCAACCACAACCCGGAAAGGACCGGACCAATGCAGAACATCGACACCATCGACACGGTATACGCTATCGACGCCCTCGCCGCTGAGACGGGTCAAAGCACCGCCACCATCAGCGACCTGGTGAAGCTAATCCAAGCCACCTACGCACTGGCGGGTGAGTCGGACGTCATCAAGTACTTTGACCTGGCTGGTCTGGTCCAAGCCACCTACGACGCTGAGGGTAACCAGCTCATGGAGGACGGCGAATTTTTCGCAGAGTTCGACAACTGGTTCAAGTAAGTAGACACCCGGCCACGGGGAGGGCCGGGACACCAAAACTCCCCACCCCACCCCACCACTGCCATACAGCACAGGAAGGACAGCACGACCATGAGCAACATGGAATATCACTTTGAACCAGAAACACGAATATACCTACGCGGACACTCAAACGTCCTACAGGTCTTGGAAGATACCGGATTCAGCGGCGCTAGTAACGCGTTGGGTTTCGTAGTACCCGCCCCCGGCGCGAACACCTACGACAGTGTGACGGTGATCTTGCAGCACCTAGCACCTAAGACTACGGGATTCTGGGTAGCCTCAGTATGGCGCAATGATGGTGAGACACATGTCATTGGTGCAGACCTCCCGCACTACCAGTTCTTTGTGTTAGGTAATTCACACTACCTGAATATCCTTATCAATTATATTGCAGCTGGAAAGCTCAATCTCAAGGGTGAAAGTCAATACGAAAGTACCGACTATGGGGCTTTGTCAATCCCATTCAGCAATCGATTGATTCTTGACTTTGAGGAACTGCGAGACGGTCTGGATTCCATCGTGGGGGAGTTTCATTCACCCAACATCAAGCGCGGCACCCTCAAGGTGGAGGAATCTAAATTCATCGACCGCATGGAGGTGATTTTCGGCAAGCGCACCCTGCAAATTGAATTGTCCACTGATGAAGACAGCGGAGATATTCAGGGCTTGCGCTTCATTGATTACGACGTGGTGGCAGGATATGACATAAGCGATGTGGTGGTGCAAAACCACACATGGGGAGTGGTCATGACTCAGATTCAAGCATGGCTTGAGTCGATGCAGCCCTTCACCTTGCGTGACGTCGATATTTGGGAAAATGTTACACCCTACCAAATTGCTGGTGGACGTCGCTTACCGCTGAGTGTGCGGTATACCCAGCTGTGTGAAGATAAGGACTATGACCGTGAGTAAACCAATTGATTTGGCTGCACAGATTCAGTCACTACTACCCGGCGCGGAGGACAAGACTCCGGCGCGTTTCGTGAATGAAGACATAGACCCCACCACCGTGCAGAGTCAATGTGACCCGTTGGTGTGGGTGCCAGACGATGGGGAAGGGATTCCAGAGCAGCCCCCCATCGACGTTCCCACCCCAGAAGAGGGGCACATATACCAGTCGCTCATGACGGGTGCACAGGTACGCGCTGTGCGTGATGTGTTGAATCTCACCGCCCGCGAAATGGCATCCCTGATGGGCACCTCCACCCGCACCTTGCAGCGAATGAGTGTGCCCAGCGCTCTGTTATCGACGCCTATGGTACGGACGCTGAGTGAGCTAGTACGCGAGATTGATGCGCTGCGTGAGCTGATTTCCACCATGGCGCGGGTGCAAGGCAATATCCAGCTGCACCGCCATGGGTGGCGACAGCTGCCAGAATCGGGACGCTGGATACCGGAGGCACTATGGGTGCAGCTGGTGGGTGAAGTGTGGCGCGCGGAGGTGGTCAAAGCCGGGGGAATTGAGCACGTTCCATGGTCACCCGTCATGGAACTGGACTAAAAAGGCCGGCCATTTTTGATAGTCTATTGAGGCTGTGACCAGCACAAACCCGTGAACGGGGGTAGATAATTCTACCCCCGTTCACTATGTCTTGACATAGTAGCGCGCCATAGGTATATTCATAGTTACCGGGTTCGGCACAGGGTCGAATCCATTACCCGGAAAGGACCGGTCATGTACACCTCCCCCACTCAGCGTAAAAGCGCTCAAGCCCGCCGCGTTATCCGCGATGCCGTGGCAGACGCTGCTACCATCGCCACCGCCACAGGGGGCTTGCGCCTAGATGTGCTTGCCCTTGAGCTTGAGGATGTTCCCACCATTGGCTGGGTGAGCTTTGCGGAGGATGGTACCTCGGAGGACACCATTCTGTACCGTGTACACATTGGTAATCGCAAGGTCTACGGCCGCATTGCCGTGGTCGATGGTCGGGTGCTGGTGCAGACCACGCAGATGAACGGAACGCGCTTCACGGCAAGTGCAGACGCCGCTGATATGAGCGCTGTACGCGCGCTGATTCAGAACCGCTTGCGGTACGCACCCCGCCGCCCCCCGTCGTAAAGACGGCACCGCTTAGCAGGTCAAGCCCCGCCGGGGTGGCGGGCAATCCACCCCACCTAATCCACTTTTCCAAGGTTACAGTACGTGACCATCATCACATGACAAGATACCATTACACCTTGACATAGTAGAGTGCCAAAGTGTAATGTGATAGTTACAGGGTGCGGCACAGGGCCGCACCACCGGATCGGAAAGGACCGACACCATGACCACCAACACCGGAGCCACCTTCTCCCTCATGCACGTTGCAGGTGAGGAATTTCTACCCCACACCAAATGGTCACGGCTTGATGTGACCGTGAACGGCACCTACAAGGCCAAACTCACCTACACCCGCCCCGGCTGTGGCGCCACGATCATGAAGCTTACGGACCTGGAAACAGGAACTGTCGTGGCCACCCGTGAGATGGGCAATCACGGATTCAACATGGACGTGAACAACAAAGTCGCACGTGAGATGGTGCGTGAAGCCCTTGAGGAAGGTTGGTGGGCATAACCCCATCTAAACCCCGCCGGGGTGGCGGGCAATCCACCCCACCATTTGACCTAATCACCCGGTGCGGTACAGGCCGCACCACAACCCGAAAGGAACCATCAACCATGGCAAACTTCGACATCAAACCAGTGCTGTACCCCAGAGTCACTTACGATGGTGACAATGTGCTTTTTGATGGGGAGCACCGCGCCACGTTCGTGGAGCTTGATGCCCCTGGTGGATTCACTGATATGCGCCTTGTGGACAAGGTTACAGGGCGGGCTGTGGATCGCATGATCGTGGGGAGTTGGGGTTATCAGGAATGGATGCGGGCACGTGACCGTGGCTACATGGTGGACGCCGCTCTGTGGCGTGGATTCTTTCGTAACCCGTAACTTGTCAAGTGTGAGGGGGCTGATTCCCCTCACACCACTACAGAGAAAGTGAACTAGACCAATGCGTAAAGAAGTAATTCAAGTGGCCGTGTACGTTGCCCTCATGGCGGGGCTGGTGGCGCTGATGGTGGTATTGCCATGAAAACAATACCAGCAAAGCACAAGCTCAATTGGGAAGCGCAATACCGTCTCATTGAGGGCTTAGTAAATGTAGTGGTCAATGATGAACCACTACAACCCGCGATACGAAACTACATACCGTGGTGGGTGCCAAAGCACTCAGATACGGAGCTGTACCACTATGCATGGGAGGTTGAAACAACCTCGGGAGATATGGTGCTGCTCACCATCAATGTTTCATCTGAGGAAACCCACATATACGTGCATAGGCATGTGGAGGCTCAATGGTGGCGTGACGATGAAGAATTGTACTTCTATTGCGACTACGTATATGCCCATAGAGCGGAGGAAAGAAGTCCGCACTACGACATGGTGCATCGTGCCATGACACACCTAGTCGCTGAACTGGTATCCCACCTGCGCATGGATATGGAAATGGAGTGGTGACGTGCCCATCTTCGACCCCTCACAGTATGAGCTGTGGGGGTATTCCCTTCCCACAGACCCCGCTGGTAGAGTACGCACACTGTCCCCCAACACGGCTGGGCATATAGCCCGTATCCTACAGACCATGGGGCTGGACACGGCAAGCTTTGAAAGCACGGTGACCTTTCCAGACGGAATGACGCTTCACTATATGGGTGACGACGTCACAGAAGGATGGGGTTACCCGGCCCCCATCGCCGCGCGCCGGGAACCACCACAGCCGGGACCGTACAGGGCGCTGCCAGACCTTCCAGAGCGCACAGGTCTTGAATGGACCTACCAGCCGTGCGCTGGTGTGCATGACCTTGGACGCTACATTTTCACTGAGTCTCACGCAGGTGCTTTGGATTCCACGACGTGGGCGTTTCCTGTAGCCGCTGCCATGGGGTGGAAAATTGACGATATACCAGACCATGACCAGTGGTGTAGGTTCAAGTACCCATCGTATTTTATGGGAAATAGTTCATTTGTATACGTGATTATTGATATTGACCATTTCAGTTTTGGAATATCAGTGAGTAGGTCACGTGATATTTCAAACATGAAACGTCACTACGCAGATGAACACTTCATGAATGAAGTGATTCACAAATACGTGAATTGGGTCATTGATGACGATGCTTACATTGCGGACATGCAAATGTGTACTTTCCAAGGTCATTTGCCAAATGGTATGAACAGACACATTTCGACCATCCAAGCGCTCATTGATGAAGAATTGTAGAAGGGAGGTAAAACAATGGTAACCGGAACACCTGAGTCTGCATGTGCGGATGTGGTGAACATATGCAACGAAATGACAGCGCTGCGATGTGAGGCCATGGAGCTGCGACAAGACCTGTGTCGCATGTGCGCTATCGCCGTGGACTATCGGGGCGTCACAGTAACAGAACTAGCTAAACAGCTGGGAGTGTCACGCAACACTGCACAGACCTACACCACCCAAGGGCGTGCCCTGCTACGCGCCGAACTCACAGTGAAGGAAGGAAACTGATGTACCCGTCCCCCGCCCCTGTACCCGTGCCTGATATTCACAAGATGTGGGTGCCTGCCATGCGCCACTACATCTACACTGGTGCCCCCGCGCGTGAACTAGCCCTATCCACCACCGCTATCCGAACCACCCCCGTGGCAATCGATATTGAGACAGCGGGGCTTGAGGATTTGTCATTCTACGTCAAATGCTTCACAGCCTCATTTGTAGGTGAGGATGGGGAGACACACGCCCTGCTTCTTGACCCGCGCCGGGACGATGATGCACAGGCGATCGCCCGCATCGTGGAGGAATCACTGTTGCTGATTCTCCACAACGCCCCCTTCGACTTGCCACCGCTGCACTACCTGGGGTGTTTCCCCCTAGAGTGCGTGGACAAAGTGCACGACACCGCCGTGCTATCGCGCATGGCGTTCCCCGACAGGCTAGTGGATCATTCCCTAGCTGCGATGGTCGCACACCCAGATGTAGGTGCAACGGAGATTCCACCGGAAACCATGGCCACAGCGTTCGCAGCCAGGGGCTTTGCCACCCAGCGTGAAGGCTGGGAGGGCATGGACATAGATTCATTGTCGTACAGGTTGGGTGCCATGGCAGATACCACGGCCACCTTGCGTATCGCAGCCCCACTGCATGAGCTGTGCGTGAGCTTCACCATGTCCAACCCGATTGAGTCCCCTCATGGTTGTACCACCCGTGAGCACGCGGAGCGTCTGATTAATCGTGAGATGGTCACCAACAGGGTTATGATGCGCCGCAACATGCAGGGGCTGGGAGTGGACACAGAGTACCTGGATAACTATTTGGGGGAGCATACAGCGGAGCAGGATAAGAACACCGCCATTCTTGAGGCCGCTGGTATACGTCCTGGTAACGGGGCTGATTTGGTCACTGCCCTGCATGAAGTAGGGGAGCTACCGGATAATTGGCCAACCACAAAGACCGGGAAGCTCAAGGCCGATAAGGCCACACTGGGTGAGCTGCCAGACCACCCCCTTGTGACCGCGCACTTGCAGGTCAAGGAACTGGCCAAAGTCACTGACTACTTGACCAAAATCAAGCGCACCGCGTCGATCACCGGACGCACTCACCCACAAACCCAGATTCTGGGTGCCGCTACCACAGGCCGCATGAGCTACGCAGCGCCACCTTTGCAGCAATTCAGCGCTGCTGCACGTCCCATCATCGTGCCAGATGAAGGCACAGACTGGGTATCTATTGACTGGTCTTCGATTGAGCCTGTTCTTATGGCCAATTGTGCCCGTGACCATGAGTTTTTACGTGGCTTCGACGATCACGGAGCAGACCTATATCTACCTATCGTGGAGCGCGCCGGGGTCGATAGGAAGACCGCTAAGGTGATTTTGCTTGCCAGTATGTACGGGCAAGGGCTGACTTCCCTTGCCGCACGCCTCAAGGTGGATGTCGAACAGGCACGCGAACTGAAGGCACGTGTGTTCGGGGAGATGAAGGCAACCGAACAATTCATGCTGAACATCAAGGTTGCCGGTGGTCGAACAGGTCATGCCATGTCCCCTGCTGGTAGGCACCTGCTTGTGCCCCGTGGACCGGATAGGCAGCTCAAGGATTACGTGGCGGTTAATCAATTTTGTCAGGGTGGTGCATACGATGTGCTATCCGAATGTGTGAATGAAGTGCACAAGCGGGGCTTATCCGACGCCGTACACATCATCATGCATGATGAATTGATCGTGAGCGCTGATGTAGCTGAGGAAGTGCAGTCGATCATGGAGACACCACCTGAGTGGCTCAATGCATGGGCTGGGAAACAGGTGGTCTTGCGTACCGACGCGAACCCACTACACGGCCATTGGGAGTATGTGTGATGGACCATTTGTCGATTTGGGTAGCGTTCTTTTGCCTAGCTACCCTGCTTGTTTTCACCGACCCACCCCGCCGTAGATAGACCAACACCCCCGCCGTCCGATGTAGTGGATAGCGGGGGTGCTTTGTACTAGGATTAAAACCTGTAAACATCAAAATGTCCCCGCGATCGTCACATCCGGGGACCGACCGAACAGAAAGGGGCACTGAATATGCTCGGTAACACCAGCTTAACAGTAGTCCTGGGTTCGACGCCACCCAACACGGCTGACGAACCTGTTTTGTTGAAATTCACCCGTGAATTGTGCAAGCTACATCTGCCTGTACTGCTCATTCAGCCGGGCACAAAATTGCCGCTTGACATGCGGTCTAGCCATGAAAAGAAACAAGACCCCCGTTCGGGGGTGCACATGGCCACCGACAACCCCACCACACTCAAAAAATACATTCACCGTGCGCGCCGGGATGCTAGCGAGAAACGCCCCAAAACCCACCCGGCCCCGCTGGAACCGAACGCACCGCTGAACTTTGCCGTGCGGCTACGTGGGAGCGGGTACGTGGTGGTGGACGCGGACACACCACAGGAAGTGGAAGCCCTTAAGCAGTTCCTTGCCCCTGAGTTCGGGGGACTGGACAAAGTCCCCGCCCCCACCGTCCTTACCCCCGGTGGTGGAGGTCACAGCGGGGGCGGGCACTGGTGGTTTAAGCTACCTGAGACGGTCACCATCTCGGACGATATGCCCGCCGTCCACAAGGTCACCACAGAGCACGGTAGCTTTAGCGTCTATTTGAATGATGCGTACGTGCTGATTCCGCCGTCCACGCGACCTGAAGGCCCCTACACAGCCAACGCACCGGATAACCCGCTACCCATCACTCTGGCCATGGAGCTAAAGACCCGTGAAGTCTCCATCAAGGAAGCAGCTGTGGAGCGACAACGCCGCGCTGAGGAACGCGCCGCGCACCTGCAGGCCGGTGACTTCACTCTTGACCAGTCGATAGCTGAGTGGGCACAGTCTGTAAGCTGGGAGGAACTACTCACCCGTCACGGCTGGCACGCATCTGGAACCGTAGACGGTTGCGGCTGTGCTATCTTCACCCGCCCCGGTGCACCGTCAAGCCCCAAATCAGCCACCGCTCATGAAGCGTCATGTAGTTTGGGCCGCTACGACTCGGAAAATGCCCCGCTGCATGTGTGGACAGACAATGCACCTGATGAAATAGCCGCACACATTCTCGCCCGCAACACAAAGACCATCTCAAAGCTCACCTTTGTAGCGCTCATGGAGCATGGCGGGGACATGACCAAAGCTATCAACGCTTTGGGTATCAAAATCCCTATGGACCTGGTGGGTATGCCGCTTGATTCAGCCCTCATGGCTGCAAACCAGATAGGGGAAGGGGCAGCGTCTGCACTCACCGCCGCTGACTCCACCGCTGTGCTCACCGGCCCATCTGCCATGGATGCTGCCAACACCTATCGCCCCGATCCAGAACCAGCACTAGAGCAGGTCAATCAACCGTGGATTGATCGTGACCGGGACCATGCGGAGGAATTTATAGAGCACATTCCACAGTACAAAGGTAAGCCCAATTTGGAAGGCAACATGTGCGTGGATAATGAATGGGGGGTGATGGTGCATGGCCATGATCCAGACAAAGAATATCCAGAGCCGGTAAGTAACCCCATGATGAACAGCGTGGAAGCTGAGAATATCCATGAGGATGAGGAAGCCCTTATAGTCAAGCATGACGTCATGGTTAGCCCCATCAAGGAAGAACATCATCAATGGGCACCGGGGCAAGAACAGTTGGGGAGCAAAGACCCGGCTGATGGGATTGATCCTCGCACCGTCAAAGACGTGATGGGCCGGGGCGTATTCTCCATGTGGGGGGTAAACACCGGTGTCAATGATGAAGAAATTAAGGCGCTGCAGAAAATACGCCCTGGATTTGCTGACTGGCAGGGTGATAATCAGGAAGTACCTAAAGTCACATGGGATGTGGACGGCCTCATAGAGCACCGGGGCTTTACCTCCATCATTGGCACGCCGGGTGCTGGTAAATCATTTGTCGCGCTGGATATGATTTTACACATGGCCACAGGGAAGCCATGGCAGGGCCGTGACGTGCAACAGCAGAATGTGCTGTATGTCATTGGTGAGGGCCTTCCTGGTGTCATTGCCCGTGTGCGTGAATGGGAAATTAGGCATGAGGAAGATTTGCGCGGCAAATTCTTCATGATTAAAGAACCCATGTTGACAAATGGAAACGCCGCCACATGGGCATGGATGTGTGCGCTCATGCTCAAATACAATATTAAGACTGTTGTGTTTGACACCCTAAGCCGAATGATCGCCGGAACAGATGAAAACTCATCTAAAGAAATGAATCAGGTCATTAACGTATTTGACAAAGTACGTACAGTGACCGGAGCGGGGGTTGTGGTTGTACACCACACCTCCAAAAGTGGAGGTTCCGGGCGCGGTTCAAGCGCGCTGCAAGGTGCGCTTGATAGTGAAATTATGGTCGAAAAAGACCACAAACTTGATAAGCGCGGAGAACCAATCAGGGACGAAAAATGCGTTGGGAAACCAATACGCATTAGGACAACAAAAGTAAAGAATGGTGAAGGCGCGGAGGGTGAAGACAGCATTAAATTGTCTATTACCAAATCCGGTGAATCTGCACTACTCACAGACCGCGTGGGCAATCTAGGTGCTCCGACTCTAGGGCTGCCTGATGGACAGCCAGCACCTGTAGAAGCGCTCACCGTGGAGGAACAGTTAGCCGCCGCACGTGCAGAGATTGAGCGACTTAAGGCTGAGAACACCGCGCCGGTAGCCGAACCACCAGCGGAGGTTACCAGTGCCCCCGCTCCTACACTGGCCGCTGTGCCAGACCCGGAACCTGAACCGGTAGCGCCGGTAGCCGCCCCTGCACCTGTGGTGGAACAGGTTCGTCCTGAACCTGATGTGAGCCATCTGTTTGGTGTGCCGTCCATGGCCCCGGAACTGGTGGAGGAACCAGAACCTGAACCCGCTCCCTTCACCCCTACACACCTGGTGGAGGGGCTGACAGATGCACAGCTAGAGCTACAGGTCACCACCCCTAACCCTATGCTCGCAGCACTGGCACAGATGGAGCTGGATAAGCGCCGCGCTGTGGTAGAGACACCGCAACCCGCACCGGCCCCGGAACCTGTGGCCGCCCCTGTACCGCCAGCACAGACGGTGAACCCAGCCGCGCTGTTCGGTACCCCGTCCATGGCACAGCCTCCCGCACCCGAACCGGCACAGCCTCCCGCACCCGAACCGGCACAGCCGCCTGTGCCAACACCTCCACCAGCGGAGACGGTACAGGCACCGCTGCAACCGTTCGGCACCCCGCCCGTGGCCGTGTCGCCGTTCCTGAATCCCCCGCCGCAAGTGCCAGCGGGGCTAGATTTTGAGAGTGTGACCAGTCAGGTAAGCTCCATTGTCTTTGGCAAGCTCACAGGACAGCCACCATGGGAGTGTGTCACAGTGACAGATGTGCTGGCAGAGCTACGTACCAATGTCCCCCTTGATGGAGCGACCGCCACAAAGCTAGTCACCTATTTGCTGGGTGAGTTAGCGACCGTTGGCAAGCTGACACAGGCTAATCAAGGCACCTATCGGCTAAGGACGTGACAAGAACCACACCCTCACAATTGGCACGCTAGTGTGCCAAAGTGTAAAGTAGTAGTTACACCGACGGGGAGCGGTTAAACTCCCCGAATGTACCTGTTTTCCCTGTTCACAAGGAAGGTGAGCGTAAGCCATGCCAATTTCCGACAAAGACCTATCCGACCACATCGACGCCTACGCGGCCCCCGGCCCCATGCAAATCCTGGGGGATCGCACCCTTGCCGTCCACGACGCGGAGAAGGCGTTACGTGCAGCTGAGGGGTATCACCATCAGGAACCCACCTTCGACCAAATCTACGACGCTATCCATGTCCACGACACCCGCACAGACCGCGTGATCAATGTCATTCAGACCGCCGCCATAGGCGTTGGAGTCACCATCACCGTGGTCACGCTGATGTGCTTGAGCCTTATTGCAGCGGGGGTGTAGCTGGTGACACCAGCATTCCAAGAACCCAGACAATTACGGCCTTACCAGTGTGAGGCCGTACAGGCCGTGGAGGAATACCACGCACAAGACCTTGAGCGCCACACCCCTATCGTGGTCATGGCCACGGGCATGGGAAAATCCACCGTCATAGCCAAACTAGCAGCGGACGAATTTGCCAGGGGCGGGCGTGTTCTCCTACTTGCCCACCGCCGTGAACTGCTTGACCAGATGCTTGCCACCATCGTTGCTGTAGCGCCCGGTGTGGTCACCGCTGCCAATATGGGAGTGGTGCAGGGGCAAGCGAACCAGACCGATAGGGCCGTGGTAGCCGCTACATTCCAGACACTTTCACGGTCCCCCAAACGTGTCGATGCACTGGGTGAGCGCACCTTAGTGTTGGTCGATGAAGTGCACCACTCCACCGCCCCCAGCTACATTAAGGTGCTGGAGAAACTAAGGGTTGTGGACGGGCGCACCAAAGCATGTGGATTCACGGCCACTGCCACCCGTGCAGACGGCACCCTCGGTGACGTGTGGGATAAGGTGGTGTTTGAGCTGGGCTTGATGTGGGCCATTGACAACGGTTTTCTTATCAAGCCCCACGGCTTGACTGTGGTACACCCCGATCTTGAGCTAGACAAGGTCAAGATAGTGGCCGGGGACTATCAAGCCCGTGACCTGGAAAAGGCCATGCGCGCATCAAGTGAGTCCACGGTCACAGCCATGATGACACACGCCGCTGACAAGCGCTGCATCGTCTTTGCCGCCGGTGTGGATCATGCCTATGAGATTACCGAACGCCTTAATGAGGCAGAACCACACAGCGCACTCACGGTGGTGGGGTCGATGACCCGTAAGGAAAAAGACACGGTGTTTGACCTGTTTAGGCGAGGTTCTATCAAGCACATGGTGACGGTGCAAGTACTCACTGAGGGTGCCGATTTCCCCATGTGTGACTGCGTGGTTATGGCGCGGCCCACCCGGTCGCAGGTACTCTACACACAGATGGTGGGGCGTGCGCTGCGACTCCATGAAGACAAGGAAAGTGCGCTTGTCCTTGACGTCGCTGGTACCACGCAGGACATGAGCCTACGCACGATCACCTGCCTTGTACCCAGCGCGGAGCAGCAGCGCGTATCCCCCACCTCCACAGATGACCCCGGTCAAGCACCCGCACCTGAACCAAAGGTGATCCGGGATCGTATCGGGGTGGTACCCATGGAGGAAACAGATTTGCTGGCAACCTCCCCCGCGTTGTGGCTCACCACCAAAGGTGGCTACCGATTCCTTGACCTTAGTGATGGGTGCTTTGTCTTTGTCTACCCCCGCGCTGATGACCTAACCCCCGGCTGTGCAGCCAAAGTGGGGTGTACCAAAGTGAAGGTGACAGCTGAGCAGTATTGGCTGCTGAATAAGGGTATTGCCCCCGGTAACGGGACCGTCGAACAAGCTATTGAGGCGTGCGAACTGGTAGCAGAGCGCTGGGGTGGAATCCCAGACCGCAATGCGCCGTGGAGGGGGCGCCCCACACCCAGCGAAAAGCAGGTGAATTTTGCCCTGAAACTAGGCGTCAAAGATGCCAAACGCATGACCAAAGCGCGGCTGTCTGACGAAATATCCATCGCACTTGCAAGCCGTGTCATTGATCCCATGGTTAAAGCATGGGAAGCACAGGAAGGAAACACACTACCATGACCACCCCACAGAACCCCGCCGCCATGTTCGGCACCGCGTCCATGGCCACCGCACAATCCCAGCTGGAAACGCCGGTACACAAGTATCCGCTGCCAGGTGAACGCCGTGAGTACACTCCCAATACCCAATGGGGAAAGTACGTGCTACCCCACCCTGAGACTGGGGAACAGGGCAAATTCACCCGCACCACCACCGGGGTACACACCCTTGACAACACCACGGGGCTAGACAAGTGGAAACTACGCAACGTGGTTTTGGGAATCAAACAGAACCCGGATTTGCTAGAGAACGTGGACCTTTTGGGTGAACCACGTGACGTGTCCAAAGACCTGGATACGGTGGCTGATGAAGCGCAAACCATCGCAGGTGCTAAAGATGCCGCCGAAAAAGGCACCGCCATTCACGCCTGGATTGAGGCTGTGGAAACGGGTTTTCGTCACATTGACGATGTGCCCCCTATATTCCGTCCCTTCGCTGATGCCTATTTCAACGCCCTGAGTGAAGCCGGGATAACCATTCTCCCAGACCTGGTAGAGCGCATTGTGTGGAACAAGGATTTAGGCTGGGTGGGCACTTTTGATAACGTCTGGGAGTTGGCAGACGGAACCCGTGTTATTGGGGATAAGAAAACATCAAAAGACCTACGCTACAGCTATGCTAGTTTCGCCGCTCAAATGGCGTGCTACGCAGATGCAGACGCCATGCTCAAAGTCGATGGGAGCGGGTGGGAAGCACCCCCGGCTGTGGGTAATGTGTTCGGAATCATAGCACATATTCCGTCCGACCGTCCCGGGCACTGTGAGCTGGTCACCTATGACCTTGAGGAAGGCCGCCGCGTGCTGGCTCTCGCAGCTGCCACCCGTGAAGTTTATGAGAAAGCTGGCACCAAAATACCCCGTATCCATGAGATTCCCCGTCCTGTGGACACTCTAACCAGTCTCATCAATAAATGCACCAACAGGGACGAACTGTCGGCTGTATGGGGAGCAAATCAGGATATTTGGACTGATGAACACACCCAATTGGGGTTAGCGAAAATGTCCTCATTCAACCAGTAGCTTGACACGCGGGCGTGCCAGAGTAATAATGATGAACGTATCCGGCAAAGGAACATGAACCGGTTACCTTCACCTTTCAACTTCACTTCATCTTTCCCGCTATCAAAGCTAGTTCCGCTTTTCTCTCCTTACAACGCATGTGAATACGTGACTCTGGGAATAAGCCCCTTTGGTTAGCGAGACGGTGAAGACCAATCGCCACCGAAAGGGGCTTTTCTCATGACCAATCCATACCAGACCCAGCAGGGATTCCAACAATCAGCAGCACCCGCTGCACAGCCGGGCTACAACCCTGCAACCGACCCCAACAACCCTTTGCTGAACCAGCAACCGCCCGCACAGGCACCGGTTCAGCCACAGGCCCCCGCCGCGCCACAGGCACAGACCCCGCCGCCCGCTAACAACGGCATGGCCACACCCAGCGGCACCATCGGCAACCCGGCTGACATGTTCGCAACAGGCACCACCACAGGCAGCGGCCACAAGCTGACCGACGATGAGGGCGCGTGTGTCCTGGTCAAAGCACAGAAAGTGCGACAGACGATCGCCACACAGTACGGGGAAAGTGAAGCTGTACAGGCGTCGTGGGTGGTCCTTGATGGTCCTAACGCAGGGGCTGTGCGCAATGACTCCCTGATTTTCCAGCGCTTCATCGTCAACAGCTTGACCTCTAACTTCGACAGTGGTCGCCCCTTCACCGTGGGTGTGATATTCCGCGATCAAGCACGGGCAAAGAAGGGACAGTCAGCCCCCGTCGTACTGGCAGACCCCACTGATGAACAGCTGCAAGCAGCCATGGCCGCCGCTAAGCAACAAGGGTGGCTGTAAGCGTCATGACCAGCAACAACTTTCCCACCGTCGTGGTGGACGCCTCCCGATCCTCGGACGGCATTGTTCCAGCGCTCCACCACACCCACAGCGATGACGCGGGGCTTGACCTGCGATGCGCTGAGAATGACATCATGATCTTCCCCCATGATCACGTGCTTGTCGAAACTGGCTGGAAGGTCACCATTCCAGCCAACCACGTGGGGCTTGTGTGCCCTCGTAGTGGACTGGCAGCTGAAAAGGGCGTGACCGTCCTCAATGCGCCGGGGATCATTGACCCCGGCTACTCTGGCCAGGTCAAGGTAATCCTGCACAATCCCACTGAGGAAACGGTCACCATCTCCACCGGTAGCCGCATTGCTCAATTGGTGGTGGTGCCCTGCATCAAGCCGGTGCACTTTGAGGTGACCGACGCCGTGCCAAAGCAGGATAGTCTGCTTGCGGAGGTGCCACGCGGGGCTAAAGGATTTGGGAGCACGGGAAGGTGACCAGCGATGCGATCAATCCCAGCCACTACAAAACGCACCCGGTCTTTGGTGATCTTGAGTGTGTCGATATCACTAGCCGCCTGGGGTTCTTACGCGGCAATGCGATCAAGTATTTGTGGCGTCTGGGTAGGAAAGACGCTGCTAGCCAGGACGCTCACAAAGCCTTGTGGTACATCGACCGGCTGGCTGGCTCTTATACGGCACCCAGTGAGTCCCCCGGGGTTAGTCACGTTCACGCCACCACAATCAAAGACAGCGAGTTACTTAGCCGTCTTACACCTACTCACCAAGTGGATTTGATTCAGTGGGCCGTGATCGGGACAGACAACAATGAATCGCTAGATGAAGCCGCCGCGCTGCTCATTCACCACCTTGCCACCAGCGGCAAGCAGAGTGGGGCGCGTGAGGCCGCGCTGTTTATGCGGCTGATTATGACCAAATACAAACTGTGGTAACATAGTCAGCACCAAACACGAAAAGACCCCCTCACCGTAGAACTTAGCTCCATGGTGAGGGGGTCTTTAACTTTCCCGCCGTCCCTGTACCTGAAAGGGACATGCTTACTTTATCACAGTACAGTTA